AGGCGTCGCTGGGTGGGGAGACGATTTCGGCGCCGCCGTCGGGTGGGAGGAGGATGGCGGTGTTGACGGAGAGGCCGACGGGGCTGTCGCTGTCGGGGTCGAATCCGCGGAGGGTGAGGATGGGGCTGGCGCCTACGTGGATGCTGTGGAAGTAGTCACAGAAGCGTTGGGCGTAGGCGACGTTGAGGAAGGCGCACTCAATGAGTGGGGGGCGGGAGAGGAGGGTGCCGAGGCGGTTGCTGTAGACGGTGACGAGGGGGATGGCGGAGGTGGTGATGGGGCCGGAGTCGTGGATTTGCCAGCCGGCTTGGCGGCCTTCGCCGATGAGGCGCCAGACCTGCCAGGTGTCGGCGGTGAGGACGCGGATTTGGTCGAGGACGCGCTCGCCGAAGAGGCCGTCGGGCTCGGTGACGCGTTCGAGGAGGCGGACTTGGGCGAGGGCGCTTTCGGCGCGGTTGTCGGTGGTGCGCCAGCCCAGGATTTGGGTGGGGGAGACGGGGCAGAGGTAGGGGCGCTCGCCGTTGGCGCGTTGCTCGGCCAGGTTGCGGGCGGGGGTGGTGGCGCTGTAGTCGACGAGGGCGCTGGAGTGGCCGAAGAGGAGGGCGTCGGTGAGGAGGCGACGGGCGAAGCCGTTGAGGGTGGTGCCGTCACCGGTGACGTCGGTGCGCCAGGTGTCCCAGTAGGGGTCGCCTTCGAGGGTGATGCCCTTGCGGAGGATGGTGCCGGCGGCCTGCGACGCGAGGCGCTGCAGGAAGGGGGGCATGGTGAGGTGGAAGATGCGGCGGTTGTAGGCGTCGTCATCTTCGCGGGGCTCGCGGGGAACGATTTCCTCGCAGCGGGTGCGGATGAGTTTGGTGCCGCCGAGGCAGATGGTGATGGGGTCCCAGTAGGGCATCATCCCCAGGACGCTGGCGCTGCGTTGGCTGGGGTCCTCGGCGGGGGAGGTGTGGATGACACCGCCGGGGGCGCGGTAGCCGCCGAAGTTGGGCAGGTCGCGGCCGGGGTAGGTGCTGCCGGTAGAGGCCATGCTCGCTTCGCTCGCAGCAGCGAGACCGCACTAGGTGACTACCTGTATGTTACGCGGTGGTGTTAGTACGTGCGGAAATTGCTGCCGCCGGTGGCGTAGCGACGGAGGCCGGCGAGGGCGGTGATGACGTAGCCGCAGGCGTCGGCGGGGCCGGATTTGTCCTCAACGCCGCGGCCGCTTTTGTCGGGGCGGCCTTTGTCGTCGAAGGCTTGGGTTTCGAGGGAGCGGATCAGGTAGCGGCAGCGGCTGCTGACGCGGAAGCGCTTGTGGATCATCAGGACGTTCATCGCGTTGACGCGGTCCTCGATGGCGGGGTTGGAGGGCTGGGCTTTGACGGTGAAGCCGCCTTTGCGGAGGAGGGCGAGGTCGCTTTCGGCGGCGTTGGTGGTGGTGCGTTGGCGGGAGGCGGCGTCGGGGATGGCGATGACGTTGCCGCGGGCGATGTGGTCGGGGTACAGCTCTTGGATCTTGGTGATGACCGAGGGGGTGTCCTTGGGGTGGTACTCGTCGAGGAAGTGGAACTCGTCGCCGCGGCGGACGCAGACCTCCATGAAGCAGCAGCCGACGTTGAAGTCGATGCCGATGTAGATGCGGTCGTCGGGGCGGAGGGCCTCGTCGGTCCAGTGGAGGTCGCGGTCGAAGTAGGGGTAGACGGTGGTGGAGTTGAGGTTGGTGAATTGGCCTTCGAGGTAGGCGGCAAGGAGGTTTGGGGGGTAGTTGCGGTATAGGGAGTCGACGAAGCCGTCGGGCAGGTGGGGGTTATCGAGGGTGCGGGCGCGGATGAGGTGGCGGTCGCTTTGGTCCTCGACCTCGACGAAGGTGCGGTGGAGCCAGCGGAAGCCCTCGGGGGTGGAGGCGACGGCTAGTTGGGGGTTGGTGCCGCCGCGGAGGCGGGCCAGCACCATCTCGGAGGCTTTTTGGGCGACCTCCATGGAGGAGGTGTCGATTTCGTCGATCAGGGCGAAGCTCAGGTTCTGGCCGCGGATGCGGTTCCAGGTTTCGGTGGCGCGGCAGAGGAGGGTGACGGTGCCGCCGGGGACGTGGAGCTTGTACTCGGGTTGGGGGGAGACGCGGAAGTCGTAGTCGATGTCGTGGGCTTCGAGGAAGTCGTCGAAGGAGCGGACCCACACGTCGCGGATCATGATGTGGGTCGGCTCGAAGACGGCGCCGACGGTGTTGGGGTTTTCGAGGGCGAGGAGGAGGGCTTTGGCGCAGAGGGCGTGGGTCTTGCCAGCGCCGAAGCCGGCCACATAGCCCACGATCTTTTTGTCGGTGCAGTTGACGAACTCCCGTTGGGCTGGGAGGAGTCCTGCGTAGATGCGGTCGCGTAGTTCCTGGTAGGTGGCCCGGCAGCGGGTGCTGGTGTTAATGCGGGGTTCGAGGCACTTGCCGCCGGGGATTCCACCGAGGAGGGTCACGGGTGCCGGGGCGGGGGGAGGGCCTACGTCACTACGTTAGTTGTGGCTTGTCGCGGCTAGGGCGATGAGCACTAGGACGACGAGGCTGAGGCCGTAGGTCAGAGGGGCCAGGAGGAGCCCGAGGCTGATTGCAACGGCTAGGGCCTGGACACGGGGGGAGTAGGGGGCGTGGCGGGCGCGGTTTGGGCGCCTGTAGCGCATACCCATGGGGGTGGGGCAGGTGTCATGAGTATAGGTTACGTAAGTAGGTAAAGGTGGGTGGTTTGGTGTGAGAGCAGCTACCTGCGCCCCGCTATTGAGAATCATTTGCAAGGGGGGAGGGGCATTGTCCAACCGGTGTCCAATGTCCAAAGAATCGCTGTAAAGGCCCGCCACTACTGGGTTTTGCTGCTCGCGTATCTGTGTGAAGGACAGGTACGCGGATTGGACCAGATCGCAGGGGCCGCAACGGGTCTGGGGTGTGAACAGTTGTGACTCTGGTCCTACGCTGCTACGTAGCTACGTAGCTAGCGAGTAGGATTAGGGAGTCAAACGCAGCCCCCTCCCCGTTGAGGTGAGGGAGCGCAGCTGGCGTCATCCACCGCTCCCTCGCCATGCACAACGCGCTTCGGACAATCGCCATCCATGCAGCTTCCGCAGGACTGCAGGTGGCCGTAATCGCCCTCACTCTCGTCAGCACCGCCGCCATTAACAACTCCATGGCAGAGGCCAATTGTCGTGATGCTGCAGCTCAGGCGCTGATCAGCGCTGATCACTGTGCCCTGCGCTGACGCTAATGCGTCGCAAACTCAACGCATCGCAAACAGGTTCTAATTATGCAAAACAACATCAGCATTACCACCACCTCCGGCGCCCGTGAGATCCCCGCGGCATGGGTCGGCTCACACCTAGCAGTGCATCGCCCCGTATTGACGGACGGTGAAAAGGCGGAACCGCGGCAATGGTGCATCACGCATCTAGCCTCAGGGTTGAGCATGGGCGGCACTCTCAGCACTACAAAACCCGAAGCGCTAACGCTTGCGCGGTTATGGGATGCAGCTGCGGGTGAGATCGACCCCGGCAATCCGCACGGCTGGCGTTACGTTCAGACGTGGCTGTTGGATGTAGCGGTAATCGAACACCGCCGCATCGCTGAACTAGCGGGTCCGGTGCTGCCCGATTGCCCGACTGCGGGTGATGTTGCCGCTGCGATATCGGCGGCCATTGGTGGCGACTATCAACCGGTGTCAGAGGATGACGGCGCCGAACAATACCCTGCGCGTGAGACGGTAGCCGCTTCGCTGCTACGCGATGGAACATACGGTTTGGAGATGTTCTGGCGTGGCGAGTGGTGGCAGGTGCCAACCATGGGCGAGGTTGAAGCGTGGGCGCTGTTTGAAGGCGCGGCCGAAACGCCAGACGGCCGCACCGTTGAACCTGACGCGCCAGACGCGTGGCCGGTGCTCTTAGGAGTGATCTGAGCCCACATAACTGCCTACCTAACCCTTACCCCCCTTACCCCATAGCTCCATGGCCACCCCCGCAACATCGGCGCCAACCGGTGCCCTTAGTTTCCACCTATCCCCCCGTAGCAGTAATGCCAAAACGGGGCCCATCCCTGTCAGCACGAGTTCGCGCCAGACGTGCCCCCCTACGTGCCCTTTTCTTAAAAACGGCTGTTACGGCGATAACTATCACCTGGCGATGCACTGGGATGCGGTTAGCTGCGGGGATCGTGGGACCCCGTGGAAAGAGTTTTTAGCTCGTATCGCAGGGCTGCCGTTTGGGCAGTTGTGGCGCCATAACCAAGCGGGTGATTTGGTGACCCCCGGTAACGCAATCGGCCGTAAGGCGTTGGAACAGCTGACGGAAGCGAACCGCGGGCGTCGCGGTTTTACCTATTCGCATCACAAGCTGACCCCCAAAACGGTTCAGGCGTTTAAGGCTGCGACGGCAAACGGTTTTACCGTTAATGCCAGTTGCAACAGTGAGCGCGAAGCAGACGCAGCGATAGCCGCAGGCTTACGCGCTGTGTTTGTGGTGGCATCTGGTGATGAACGCGCTACGTGGCTCACGCCATACGGCAACCGCGCCATTGTTTGCCCCGCTCAGCGTTTCGATGCGATGGATTGCGCTAGGTGCAAGCTATGCCAAGCCAGGCCGCAAAACGTGGCGATCGCATTTAGGGCTCATGGCACGCAACGGCGTAAGATCGACGCTGTTCTGGCTGACCTAGCCGGCTGACATAGGAGCCACAACTACGTACGGCCCACGGCCGTTGCCGTCTCGCAAGGGGCGGCTTTTGCGCGTCCCATCGCCGGGCTCCCCCGGTTCAGCCATGGAAACCAATACCAAAACCCAGACAGCGCGGGAGGACGCGGCACTGCGCGAGCGGATTTCCCGCGCCAAACGGCGCCCGCTGCGCATTTCAGCCACGATCAGTGGCGCTCTGTACGACCGCTTGCAGGAACGGGCAGCGGCCGAGGGGCGCAGCGTTAGCAACCTGGCGTCGTTCCTGCTCGAAAGCGCCTGCTATGGGGCGGGGCGCTGATGGGGCGGAACCGAAGCAATGCCGCGACCGTTGCGGTCCGCGTCGATGCCGCCGCCGCGCTGTTGGCCGATGGGCTGCCGCGAACCGCTGCTGTATCTCAGCTGGCGGAGCGCTACCGGGTGGATCGCCGGACTGCGCGGCGGTACGTGGCGGACGGCGCTGAGTTGCTGGCGGAGGAGATTGGCGGCACTGACCTGGCGGCTGCCATGGCCGAGAGTGTCGAGCGGTTGCATCGGCTCGCGCATCTCGCCGAACAACGCGGAAACCTAAACGCTGCCATAGGGGCTGCAAGGGCAGCCGCGTCAACACTGGCCGCTGTCTATCGCGTCGACGCTATGGCTGCGGCTGCGCTGAACGGGCGAAGTCTGGCCATGCCGGAGCCGACCGAACGGGAGCGTCGACGGTACCGGGAGCGACGCGGTAGCGCTGGAGGTTTGCCGGACGACTACCCCCACTGAACGACGGGCCCCGCAGGGCCCTTTTTTTTGGCGCGGTTTTATGTCCGTTGTGTCCGGTTTTGGGGGATCGGTCGCCGGGCCGCATGGGAGCGCGGCATAGCGCCCCGAAGTGCAGCACCATGACGCTAGCCGCGGCATAGCGCTGCGGCTTGCACTAGGGTGCTGCATCTTGACGCTTGGTGCTGCAAAGTGGTGCGTGTTGCGGCTGACCGCGGCGGCGTGCGTTGGAGGGCCGTAGGTTGGCAACCCTAAGACACGTGGGCGCGTGGGCTATGTGTTATTTAGAGACTGGCGGGGCATTACGCGGGTAATGAATGGCCGTTTTGGCGCCGGGCGTAATGAATGGCGTTTTCGAGGCGTGGTAATGAATGGCGTTTTTGCCGCTGGGTGGCAATGAATGGCCAAAACGCCGATGGGCGCTAGTTTTTGGGGTTGAGGCCGAGAAGTTCGGTCATGAGGCGGACGGCTCCGATGGCGTCTGAGCCGCGGCCGTTCTTTACACTCATGTCGAGCACTGTTTGCATGGAAGCAACAATCTCGGCGACCTTTTCGCCGCGGTCCATGCCACATAGCTCCTTTGCTAGTTGCTTGCGGGCTTCGTGGGTGCGGTTCTCTACTGTCCGCCTATTCAACCCCCACTGTTCCACCATGGCGTTACGAATCTGCCAGGGCGCTTTGCCATGGCTGATCATTTCCGCGGCGAAGTCAACTTGCTCTGCTATTTCCATCGCAGTCCATGACTTGCGCTGCAGGGGGCGGCCTTCGGAGGGCGGCGGAAGTGGCGATGGTGCAGTTTCCTCGCTCACAACTGTTGCCAAATACCTACACGAATACTACTGAACGCAGGGCGGAGCAGAACAATGAATGGCGTGGGTGGGTGTAATGCTAGGTGCGTAAGTATCGCGCATGGTGTGGGGGTGTTAGGGCGTGGGTGGTGGTGGTGGGGACAGCGTTAGGCCGTCGAGGTGGAGGTTGGTGGTGTGGGTGATGGCGTAGGCCCAGGCCATGGCGGCGCCGAGGGTGGGGTGGGTGCGGGGGTGGGGCCAGCCGGGGCCGGGGATGGCGCCGCCGGTGGGCTCGAACTCCACCCGGTAGCCGTCGGGCACCGGGTAACAGCGGGCGCGGACGTAAGTGGGGGACACGTTTGCCACGGCGACGGGGCGTACTGGGAGAGCGGTGGCAGCGTTAGGGGCCGACGCCGACGCCGGTGGCGTGGGGGGTGTGGCCGCTGGTGCCCACGGAGTGGGCGGGGGCGGGGGCGTGGCGGGCGAGGGTGTAGTGGTCGAAGGCGTAGCCGCCGAAGGCGAAGCCCAGGGCGAATGGGGTCAGGGTGGATGCAATGAATGGGCCCACGCGGCTAGGCCACGTTGAGGTGGATTTCTTCCTCGCTGATGGCGCCGCAGGGGTGGTACGTGACGACCCAGATCGAGGGGCAGAGAGTGGGCTCTTGGTGTTCTTCCAGAAGTGCGTCAAGGCGGCTGTGCAGCGCTTCGCCGTAGATGACGCCGTGGAGTTTGAAGAGCTTGTCGGGGGTGTCGTCGGTGTAGAGGAAGAGGACGTAGGTGCTGTCGATGGGGTTGTCCACCGTGGCAGTTGCGGTGATGCGGACATTCTGGAGAAAGTGGGTGAGGTTGGTAAGGAGACGGCGGATCATGGTCGGAGCCTTATGCGGGATACCTGCTCAGATAGGTATGGAGCTTTGGGTGTAGTAGCGCTTGAGGCGGAGGAAGAACTCGGCCTCGTAGTGGTCGAGTAGCGCTGGTGGTAGTTCGTAGACGTCGGGGCCCACGGTGGAGGGCGTGGGGCGGGCGATTACGAGGAGGGCGCGGGTGGCGGTGTGGCCGTAGGTGTGGGTGATGGCGGCCCGGTAGGCGCCGAGCTGGCAGAAGTAGTCCTGCAGGAGGTCGGCGTTGTTGGGGAGGAGGTGGCGCTGGTGGTACGCCTCACCGTCGATTGCGTGGGTTGTGCCGCGGCTGCGGGCGGCGGTCTTCCAGTCGAGGAGCGTGAGCGCGTCGGGGGCGCTGCCGGCAGCGGCTGTGCCGAGACAATCGAAGGTCCCACTGAAGCCAGCGGGGTGCCACACCGGGGCCTCGATGCCGATTGCGCGGGTGAAGTGGGTTTCGAGCCAGGGTTGGACGTTGGTCCAGTAGGCGCCGTAGAGGCCCGCTTTCAGCGCGGAGCCGAAGGTCCGCCGGGGCGTAGCCCCGGCAATCCAGTGCTCGATGCACTCGTGGGTGTAGGTGCCGCGGCGCTTGGCTTCGTCGGAGATGGCTTCGGCGCCGGGGCGGGAGAGCCACTGCTGCAGGCGGGCCTTGCCGGCGCTGGTGGCGCCCAGCACCGTGGTGACGCTGGGCAGCTTGCCGGCGGGGGTGAGGTAGCCCGTGCGGTCGGCGGCCCGGCGGGCGTAGCCGCGCATGGGGCCGAGGCCGGCGGGGTCGAGGCGCGGGGGGTGTGGGGGTGGCGTGGGGGCGTCGGTCATAGGGCGATCACCGTGAGGGTTTCGCCGTGGGTGGCCTGCCATGCCTTTGCCGCGGCCTCGCAGGCGGTGAGGTCGACCCACTCGTGGGCGTCGTGGGCGCTGTAGTCCCACTCCAGCCAGGTGTCGGCGTAGCGGTAGGGGTGGACGAAGTATTGGCCGCGGTCGTTCATCAGGCCGTACCGCAGGCGGGCGCCGACGGTGGCGGCGGGTGGGACGAGGGCGGGGTCCATGGGGGTGTGTGGTGTGGTGGCGCCGGGGTGCCGACGCCACGCGGTGGCGTCAGGCGGGGGTGCCGAAGGGGTTGCCGCCGGTCAGCAGGGCGCCGAGGTCAGCGCCGGTGGTCTGGGCTTCGGTCCAGGCGGCGGTGGCGCGGGCGGCGATGGTGCCCTTGCGGCGGGTGGGTTTCAGGTCGACGCTGTATTTGGTGTCGGTGCCTTTGCCGTTGCGGGTGATTTGGCAGTCCCACTCGCTGAGGTCGGCGTAGTCCTCGTCGCTGGTGAGGCGGTCTAGTTCGCGCAGGATGGTTTTTTGGGTGGCGCTGAAGACGCGGATGGCGTCGGCCTCGTAGTCGTAGACGAAGAAGGCGGCGAAGGGGGAGATAGCGGGGCGGCCGTCACGGATGACGAGGGTGCCGCCGGCGTCGGCTTCGAGGTCCGCGATCAGCGCGGGGTCGGGCTCGGTGGCCGTGCGTCGGGGGGTCATGCCGCCCTCGGTTTTTTCGATCCACAGCTCATAGCCCGTCAGGGGCTCGTCGCTCAGGATTGCAAAGCGGATGGTGCCGCCGTCGGGGTCCAGTTTGGAGGGGTTGAGGAAGCCGCCGCTGGTTGACTCTTTGGGGGCGACGGTTGAGGAGAAGGTGCTCTTGAAGAAGGCCACGTTGGTGGGGTTCGGGTGGGTGGAGCTGGTGGGCTCGGGGTCACCTTACGTGGCTGGGTTGGTACGTCAATAGGTATTTGGGCCTGAGGGGATGAGTCTCGTGGGTCTCAGGCTCTGGCGCTGGCGCTGGTGGTGGGGGTGAGGAGGGAGGTGCGGATGGCGTGGAGGTCGAGGTTCTCGCGGTGGGCGTAGCGGAGGAGGACTTCGATGACTTCGCTGCGGTTTTGGTGGTGGAGGTCGCTGACGGTGGTGGCGATTTGCCAGCCGGTGTCGGTGATGGAGAGGGTGCGTTGGCGTTTTTCCTCGCGCCAGGCGGTGCGGCTTTGGGTGTTGCCCATGGGGCGGGAGGAAGGGGTCGGGGTCACGCCGGTGGGGGTGGGGTGTGGGCCCACGTTAGTACGTGGGTCCGTATTCACGCTTCCGCGTTATGAGGCGGTGGGGGTGATGGTGTCGGCGATGAGGGCCCAGAGGTCGGCGTCGGTTTCGTTGATGGTGGCCGCCAGGGGGGCGAGGTCGGCGATGAGGGTGTCGGCGGGGACGGTGCGGCCCATGAGGAGGGGCTCCATCGACGGGCACGCTTCGCGGAGCGTGGGGAGTTCGGAGAGGAAGTCGTGGCCGAGTGCGGCTAGTGCCATGCGCAGGTGGCGGCCGACGGCGGCGCTGGCGGGGGCTTCGGCTTCGGTGGGGATGTGGCGGGAGGTGTCGAGGCCCAGGTCGCGGAGGCCGGTGACGACCTCGAAGATCTGCGTGGGGCCGAGGGGCTGGCCGGAGGCGTCGAGCATGGGGATCAGGCCGCGCCACAGGGGGGCGAGGTTGTCGGGGAAGGCGGGGGCGGTGACGTGGGGGTAGAGGGGGGTGCCGTTGGGGTCGCGTTGGGAGGCGGCGAGGCTGGCGTTGACCATGCCCAGGACCAGGAGGCACTTGGGGGAGGGGTCCTTGAGTTTGCCGCTGGCTAGGCCGCCGATTTGGCTGCTGTGGAGGTGTTGGGGGCCGGGGAGGATGCTGGCGGCCAGCTTGATCCACTTGGGTTGGGTCATGGTGCCTTGGCGGCTGCAGCGGCGCCAGGCGACCTGGAGTTGGCGGCGACCTGCGTCGATGAGGTCGTTGGGGTCGGGGTATGCGGGGGCGGTGTTGTTCACGGCAATGGGGCGTACTTACGCATTTAGGTAAGCACTGGGGGTGGGGGTGTGTCAGCAGGGGGTGGCGTAGGTGGGGCGGGAGTGCTGCAGACCTGGGGGAGTGCAGTGGGAGTGCCGTAGCAGTTTCAGCGGTTGAATCCCTTGTCGTAGCAAGGGGTCTAGGTATCTGTAGATAGAACTGATGTAACTGCTGAAGACTTTTGAACACCTGTCTTAGTGAGACTCTTTTGAGACCTCCATTTATTTTTAACCAGCCCCGCAGCAGTTGAAAGTTCAGCTTTTCCCCCAGATCCACTGCAGCCCAACGGATCTGGACTGCAGCGGTCGGCTTTTCAACTGCTGACCTTCAGCGGTCGGAACCGCTATCCCACCACGTCTGGTCCTTACGTGGGGTGCGCAGTAAACGGCCCAAACCGTAGTCAGTGACTAGGGTTTGCAGCATCTTGCGGGCCTCGGGGGAGGTGGCCGCCCAACGGTTGGTCACGAGGTCGCGGGCGGTCACTCGGCCTGTCTCACGTGTCTTACTTAGCTCCACGATCTTGACCACCCAGCCGGGCAGATCGCCGCTGCCGACCTGCGGGGCAAGCACGTCGAACTGGTTGAGGAAGAACTGAGTGAGGATCACGGCGCGTTCCATCACGCTGAGTGGGATGGTGCGGTTGATCTGATCCATGAGCCCGTCGTAGGTGACGTGATCGAGGGCGTGGAGGAGACCTGCGAACCGGGCCAGGTAGCCGCGGAGTTTGCCTAGGAAGGCGGCGCGGCTGGCGTAGGTGCGGTCGGCTTCGCGGCTGTAGCCATCGCAGGTTGAGGCGAATAGGTCCCAGGCGTCGTCGCTGAAGGTCACGACGATGGGTTTTTTGCTGCAGGCGTCGAGGCGTTCGACCAGCTCCATGAGCTGGGTGTTGATCTCGACCTCGTTGCGGTTGACGTGGGGGAAGACGTAGGGCGGAGAGACCCAAAGGAAGCGGCTCCAGAAACCGTCACCTGACTTCGAGGCGGCATCGTCCCCATAGAGGAGGTCCGTCAGCTTGTCCTGCTGGATGGCGCCGAAGAGGGAGACGGCGGTGCGCTCCACAAGGATTGGGTCGCTGCCTTTGCGCAGGATGTTGATGCCGCCGCCGGACCACATGGACAGCCAGTGGGCGCGGTCGCTGTTGGACTTGCGGTACTTGTCCATGTCGCCGATGAAGGCGGCAAGTTCGTCGTGGAAGGAGACCACGCCGTGGACGTCGGGGCGTTCGAGCAGGGTGCAGAGCCCTTCGAGGGTGGCGTCCATCACCACCCGCTGGCGGGGGAGGGGTGGGGGGTTGCCGCGGGTGTCGCGGGGTTGGGCGCGGTACTGCTGGAGGGCTTCCTTGTAGGCGTGTTGGCCCTGGCCGTCGAGTTTCTCCAGGGGCCAGAGGAATTGGTTGGCGACCGGCGTTTTGAGGGAGGAGGCAGGGGCGACGGTGCCCATCCAGAAGACGCAGGGCTCACGCCAGCCGGTTTTGGGTTCGACGACGTAGCGCTTGCCCAGCACCGATGACATGGTGGTGATGAAGGGGGCGAGCATGGCGGTGTCGGCCACCGGGAAGGCGCTGGCGCGACCGCCGAGGATGTCGGCGATGAAGGGGCTGAAGACGCTGGACAACTCAAACCGGGCGGCGCGGGCTTCGGCCCACCGTCGGTAGCTGCGCTGACGCAGCTCCAGCAGGAGTGGGTCGTCCTTGTCATTCTCGCTAGGGCTGACGCGGACCTCGCGCTCTAGGGGCCAGGGGCAGAGCCAGCCGTTGGTCTGGGCCTCGCGGAAGAGGTGCCAGATCGTTTTGCGGTGGTTGGGGGCATCGACCAACGATTCGGCCACGGCGCGGAGATCCCAGTGCTCTTGGCTCCAGTTGGCTGCCGCGGCCAGTTCGAGGGTGAGATCGACGCCAAACTCGTGGACAAGGGCGGCGACGATGTCGCGGGCTTGGGGGTAGGTGCCGCTGCCGGGCTCACCCCGCTGGGGCGCAAACCCCAGGGCCTCGATCACCACCGCATGTTTTTGAGTGGCCGTGCGCCGCTCGTAGGGGACACCGCGTTCGGCGTGGCGCTGGACAGGGGCCGATGGGGCAACGGCCGATGGGGTCAGGAGGCTCTCCAGCTGCTCAAGCTCGAAGCGCTCGCCGGTGGCGGTGAGCACTACGGCGCTGTCGCCGGTGGAGGGGTGGACGCCGCCGGCCAGGCGCAATAGCTGGGCGGGTTTGGAGAGGCTGGTGTCGACCTCCGCGTTGGGGTCGCAGGCGGAGATGTGGGCGAACAGCAGCTTCTGCAGGTGCCGGAACTCGTCGGGGGTGCAGGGCTTGGTGAGTACCCAGTAGTTGTGGACGCTCTTGCCGCCGGTCCAGACCTGGAGGCTGGGGTGATGGAGGCCGCAGCGCTCCCACTGCGACAGCTTGTAGTCGCGGGTGGTGGTGGGGCTGTCGTCCTCGTAGACGAGAGCGCGGCACCACTCAATCTGTTCGTTGCGGGTGCCGCCGGGGTTGAGCAGGAAGCCAAGGCTGTAGTTGCTGAGCCGGGAAAGTTCCTGTTCGACGCGGCCACGGAAGGCACCGTCGGGGTCCACCTCTATATAGCGGCAGCCGATTTCACGGCTGTCGCCCTTCGGGGGGAAGAGGGCAAGGATCAGGGGGTCGCCGGGTGCGATGCCGAGGTGTTGGACGTGTTGTGTTGTTTGCTCCCAGTCGATCACCGACGGCTGCCCCAGTGCCGTAGCAACCTATCGGGGTTGACAGAGTCTTGCAACCTTCGTAGGTTGGCGGAGCTTCCAGTAGTGGCAGTGACCGACCGCAACCGCAAGCTGAGACTGCAGGTCTATGTGGACCGTGAGCTGCACGAGCAGGTGAAACGGCGGGCGGAGGCTGGCCATCGCCCGGAGTCGTGGGAACTGGAGCGGCTGATTCGCGCCGGGCTGGAGGCCAACGCAACGACGGGGCAATGACCCACGCGGAAGCGTTTGAGCGGTTTCACGCTGAGAACCCCCACGTCTATGAACGCCTGAAGCGACTGGCGTTTCGGCTGAAGGTGCGGGGCGTGGAGCGCTACGGGATGAAGGCGTTGTGGGAGGTGCTGCGCTACGAGGAGGCGGTGGCCACCACCGCGCCGGCGGGCTCGTACCGACTGAACAACAACTTCACTGCCCGCTACGCCCGGCTGCTCATGGAGATGGAGCCGGACCTGCACGGGTTTTTTGAATTGCGTGAGCGCCGGGCGGATGCAGCCGCGTTAGGTGGTTGACGCCCCAGCCCCCATGGGGCATACTTACTCACGTAGTTACTTTGCGCCGGAGGGCGCGGCTATGGAGAACATGCACTACGACAGGGACCTGAGCGCTGCATGGCGCTGCCACTTTGATCGGCGCGAGGGGATCCAGCGGATCCTGGAGGCCACGTTCATTGATGTGGGGCCGTTGGCCCTGCGCTCGATCCATGGGTGGGTGGAGGCGTTGGCCACCGTCAGCGATGAGAGCTTTGATGCGGTGCTACGTGACGTGGTGGCGGAGCAGGAGGTGCAGCCTTGACGTTGCTTACGACCCTGCCGCTGGAGCGGAAGTTTGAGGAGCTGGGCATCGCGTTCTGCTTTGACACGGAGACGGCGATGGCACCTGCAGCCTTTGGCGGTTGGAACCATGTGCGGTTGCTGCAGTTCGCCAATGAGGAGGGGTTTGAGTACTACCTCGACACCCTGGAGATGGGGACTGCAGAGATGGGCCTTGTGCGCGAAGCCCTGGAGCGGCCGGAGCTGGAGGTGCTGTGTCAGAACGCGGCCTTTGACTACCGCGTGATGCGTGGGTGCGGGATCTACCTCGGTGGCAAGCCGTCGCTGCAGCACCTGCCCACCCTGCGGGACACGATGCTCTGCTCCCAGATCCTGCACAACGGGAAGGCCAACCTCAAGCACAACCTCGCGGCGATTGTGAAGCGGGAATGCCGGGTGGAGCTGGATAAGACCCTGCAGAAGAACAACTGGATGGAGGCGGTGCTCACCGAAGAGGAGATCGCCTACGCCATGGGGGATGTGCGCTACACGCTGAAGGCGGCGTACATGATGCACCCACGGCTGAAGGAACAGGGCCTCTGGCCGACCTACGAGATGGAGTGTGCGCTGATTCCGGCGGTCGTGGAGATGGAATCGACGGGCATGAGGTTGGATCCCGTGGCCATTGGGGAGACGCTGGAGGCGTATCAGGAGGAGGCGGCGTCGTGCCGAGATTGCTTCCTGGAGACGCTCGATGGGCGGTTGCAGAACGATGGGCTGGAGCCGCTACCCCGTGATGACGACGGGGCGTTCAACACTCGTGCGAAAGACAGCGGGGCTCTGCGGCTGGGTACGAAGCTCTACGCGGGGTTCAATATCAACTCGGCGCAGCAGGTGCTGAAGTATTTCAATGCGCTGGGGATTGAGCCCGTCGATGACAACGGCAAGCCGTCGCTCGATAAGAAGGTGCTGTCGCGGTTTCAGAGCGACGAGCTGGTGCGGATGTATCGCAACTACCGCAATGTGGAGAAGCGCTACGGGATGGCTCAGAAACTCTGTGAACATGCCTGCGCGGATGATCGGATTCGGGCGCGGTTCATGCAGCTTGGAACTGGCACGGGGCGTTGGTCATCAAGCGGGCCAAACCTGCAGCAGATTCCGCGGGATCCGGCGTTTCGGTGTGCGTTTCGGGCGCCGGAGGGGCGGGTGATTGTTGAGGCGGACTACGCGGCTATGGAGCTGCGGATTGCCGCGGCCCTGGCGGGAGAGCGCACCATGTTGGAGGCGTTCAACGCGGGGCGGGATGTTCACACGCTGACTGCGTCGTTGATGTACGACGTGGATATGACGGAGGTTGAGAAGCAGCAGCGACAGGCGGCCAAGTCGGCCAACTTTGGGTTGCTGTATGGCTCGGGGCCACGGGGGTTGGCTAACTACTTCGCCACGGTGGGCATCTTCATCTCTGTAGCTCAGGCGGCGGAGTTCCACAGCATGTGGCACCGTGCCTACCCGGCATTTGGCAAGTGGCACAAGGAGTGTCAGGCCAGGGCGGACGATGGCGCGGAGATGCGTACGGTGATCGGCCGGCGGCGGTATCTCTACGGGGATGACAACAAGGTCACTACGCAGGCGAACAACCTTGTGCAGGGGACTGGGGCTGACATCTCTAAGGCGGCCATGGTGGAGATTCACCGTCGGTTGCCTGAGACGGCGCGGCTGCTGGCGACCGTCCATGACTCGTACCTGATTGAGTGTGATCGGGGGGATGCGCCGGGGGTGCTGTCGATGGTGCTGGCTGAGATGGAAGAAGCGGCTGTGCCTGTTCTAGGTGACGCCGTCAGGTTGACTGGTGAAGGTGGTTGCGGTCCCAGTTGGGGGGAGGCGAAGTGATGGTTGCCGACGATTTGGACTACCACCAGCGCAACTGTGCCAACAAGATTCCGTACCTGAGCCGTAGGGAGGCGAGGCATTCGGCAAAGCGTGTGCAGAGCAAGAGCGGGGTGCGGAGTGACGTTTACGAGTGTCAGGTGTGCGGGTATTTCCACACCACGTCGCTCAGTAAGTACGCCAGCCGTCGGGCGAAACAGGCGGTGAAACGTGAACTGCTATCCACCAACAACGAGGAGAACTGACATGGCATTTGGACGCAAGCCGACGTACTCGCTGACGGCGGCGATGGACAATGTGGTGCTGCATTTCAGGGACGACACGCCCCCAGCAAACTTGGGCGAGGGGGTGTCGCGGCCGAAGCGCGGGGATTCGGTGAAAGAGTTTACCGTAAGGGTGCGGTTTCCTAATGCGGCACCGATGAAGGCGACGCTGAAGGCGCGGAACAAGCGGGAAGCGCTGAAGTTTGCTGGCAATCGCTGGCCGCATTCGACCTGTGAGTTGGAGGCTGTGTAGCTGTGGCTGCGAATAACAGACTGCTGCCATCGGATGTTATCTACATCCTGCAGTCATCGGACAGTGATGCTGTGTTGGCCCAGCGGTTGGGGGTTAGTCGACAGGCGGTGAACAATGTGCGGACGGGTAAGAGTTACCGCATGGTGGCGCCGCAGTTGCCGAGAAGGGATTTGCCGTTGGGTGGGAGAACAGATGGACTCATGTGTACGAGTTGTGATTTTTGGAATGGAAGGGGATGTGAGTTTGGGTTCCCAGAACCGTTGCGCGACCTGCGATTTGCTGGGGAGTGCTCAATGTATGACTTGGCGAGTGCTGGTACGGGGGTGTGGGACGAATGAATCCAGGTGAACAACGCTGCGAAAAGTGTGGGGGTGTGATGCGGTTGGTGATGCAGGAGCGCACCTATAACAACCGTGCGCGACGTAGGCGGCATGAGTGTTATGAGTGCCGGCACCGCAGCACCAGCTATCTGGTGGGGGAGACGTTTTTTACACAGCTGGTGGCCGCCCACGACATAGTCGAGCGGTTGCAGGGGTTCTACTTCGACCATTGTGATCCTGAGGAGGACTGACCGACGATGGGCTACTTCAACTGCACTACGACAAAGGAGGCGTACTACCTGGCGATGGCCAACCGCCCGCGACCTGCGTGGGCGGCCAGCGTCTATCGCGGGGTGTCACGCAGCTGCAACCCAAAGCTGCCGTGGCGGGCGGCATTGGGCTATCGCGGGGCCCGGTACTACCTGGGCAATCACGCCACCGAGCGCGAGGCGGCCTTGGCTTACAACCGAGCGGCCTTGAGCGTTATTGGCGATCACGCCGTTATCAACCAAATCACCGAATGACTGACCACAAAATCACACCTGAACAATTCATGGGCGACTCAGAGCCGCCGGTTTGGAAAACGATTGAGAGCTACGCCGGCCAGAACGATGTGTTCTCTGCCGCCCTGCTGAGCATTAAAGCCAGGGTGGAGGCGCTGGAGGCCAACTCCCAACCAACTCCTAATCCAAGCCAAATTAGGAGTTTCGGCGAAGGCGATTCGCTGGTGAAGCGGGTAAGAGAAGCCATCCTCAACAATGTCGATGGCGGTGATTGGGCCGATGAAGCCCGCGCAGCGATCCGCGTCATAGTAGGAGAACTCAGCGCTCAGTGTTTTGTCCATGCCGCCGACTGGCTGGAGCAGGAGGCCGGCCGATGACTGACATCACTTCCGAGCACGGTTACATTGGCCCGTTCTGGTGGATCAACAGCCAGCCGTCTGAACGGCAGTGGCTTGCTGATCGCTATTGGACACTGTGGGGAACATTCGGCATTGGCCGCAAAACACTTCGCGTTGCATTGGAGCCTTGTGATGACTGACCATCTAACACCCCCCGCCCAGCGCCTGATTGATGAGTTTGACTACGGCGAAAGTGTCCGATACGGCATTGCCAATGTGCTCAGGCATCTGAGCTGTGACTTTTGTGTGTATTGCGAAGGCGAAGGTGAAAGCATGGTCGGCGTTCCAGTGGCCACTCTTCTTGAGTTGGCCACTGAACTCACCGCTCCAACACTGCTGGAGCGTGCCTTGGATGGTGATCGCGCTGCTGCCCTGCAGTTCCTGCAGGAAGTCGGCTTTGTCGATGCCAATGGCCAGCTGAGAAGCCCCTACCGCCCAGAGGATTTGAACAATGACTAACCAACAACATCCCATCACCCCACCTCCAGAACTATTGCAAGAGTGGTATGACGACGAAACAGATTACTTTACAGACATGCTACGCGCCGCCCAATGGGGCGGCGACCAGGAGTTGGTGGCATGTTGCCATTACTTTGCCCGCGATCTTCGGGAAAGTCTTGCGCTAGAACTCCGTGCTGCCCGCCGCCCCAAACCTCCAAGCTTAAAGGAGCAGGCGTTGGAAGCACTAAACCGCATGGATCAGTTTCCTACCGCCGATGACCAACGCATCATCCGCCAAGCATTGGAGCAACTTAATGACTGACTTCCGAACACTTTGCGCTGAGTTGGTTTACGAACTTGAGGAGTGGGTGGCCTTTGGTGACATTGGTAAAATTGAGTTTGCTCACGCACTAATTGACCGCGCTCGCGCCGCCCTGGCCCAGCCCGAGCCGCAGGGGCCGACAGATGATGAGATCCTTGCTTTGTCTCAGGAGCATGAAGTGTCATACACCATGAGCAATGGCAGTGTCGTCTACCCGATGCAAGAAGGTTCTGACATGAAAGATGCTGTGCTTTCCTTTGCCCGAGCTGTCCTTGATCGCTGGGGGAACCAATGACTGACTTCCGAGCACTGTGCGCTGAGCTTCACGCAGCGCTGGAAAAGCGTTGTGAAACTCTGGAAGAGGATCAATTATTGGATCGAAGCGCTGCTGCATTGCGCGCCGCCCTAGCGCAGCCCGAGCCAGATGGACCGGCTGTGTCCAATGACAGGGAGCCGGCCTCTGTCGCTTATCAGCCTACTGACCAAGAACTGCACGAGATCAACCCTGAGTGTTACTCGCGGGAGATTGCCGCCGCCGCCCTCCGCGCTGCTGCCGATCAGGTGGTGCCAATCCCGCGCCTCCCCTATGACTCTTGTTGCGATGTTCACGCGGCAGCCATACGCGCCGAACTCCTCGCCATCGCCACCGAGCTGGAGGGGAAGCAATGAGACAAGGCCCGCCCTATGACGCCGCGATCTGGTTTGTCGTTATCGCTGGCACCACCGCGGTAATTACACATCTACTCCGATGACTGTACCCCTGCTGTTCGAGCTGCTGGTCGTCTACGTCGTGGCGTGCTGCTTGGCGCTGTGGCTTGCGTCGAAGCTGCTGCCGTAAGTCGGGGGAGGTGGCCGGTCCTCACGAGGTGCCAGCCTCACCGTAGCCTCCCGCTACGGAATGCCCAGTGACTCCATGAAGTCATTGGACTAGAAGCATAGCCCGTTCGACGGGCTCGCACTCGGCCGCAGGGCGGCCAAGATGAACACCTAACGCCGTGAGGGCATCGCTTTGCTTCAGAACGACATTTGGATCCGTGCCCGTGGCATGGGCGGGATGATTACGCCGTTTGAGCCATCGCTGGTTCGGCAGCAGACCGATGGGGTGAGACTCGGGAGTCCCGTGCTGAGTTATGGGTGCAGCTCGTATGGGTACGACCTGCGGCTGTCGCCGAAGCAGTTTTTGGTGTTTCGGCATGTGCCGGGGACGGTGATGGACCCGAAGGCGTTCAACGAGGACAACCTGGAGGAGGTGGCGCTGCGTACCGACGCCAAGGGTTCGTACTTTGTGCTGCCGGGGCACTCGTATGGGTTGGGGGTGGCGTTGGAGCGGTTGGAGATGCCGGCCAATGTGACGGGGGTGGCGCTAGGTAAAAGCACCTATGCGCGGATGGGGATCATCGTGAACACGACGCCGGCTGAGGCGGGGTGGTGTGGGTATCTGACGCTGGAGTTCAGCAACAGCTCGGGGGCTGACTGCCGGTTGTACGCGAATGAGGGGATCTGTCAGCTGCTGTTTTTGGAGGGGGATCCGTGCGAGGTGTGTTACTCGACGCGGTCGGGGAAGTATCAGGGGCAACCTGATCGGGTCGTGCTGGCTAGGGTGTGATGGTGGCTGTTTTGACGACGTCAGTGCCGGGTGCGACGTTGATCGACCGCTGTCTATGGGTGTTTTGGCATGAGCAGTTCAACGTGCTCTCGCTGGATCACCCCATGCGCATGGCGGCGGTGTTTGCGTTGTTGGCCGATGAGGTGGCGCCCGATGAGCCGGATCCTGTGGATGCGGAGGACTACCCCTATGAGCGGGGGTGGTGGGGGTGCAATGCGCTGATGCGGGGCCAACTCATGCGTGAGGTGGATTCCGTCGTTGGGGCCACACGTAAACCTGTTGATGAGGAACCTGCGATGGTCAGGGCCTGTGATCCTGCGGTGCAGCAGCGGCGGCAGGAGTTTTTGGACTGGTTGTATGACTGCAGCCGGCGGCACGAGCAGGGCAACTGCACCTACACCGGGCTGTTTCAGGAGTACCTCCAGGCCGAGGCGGCGCGGCTGAACGCGGAGCCAGCGGCATGAGCGGCACCGACGTCAACAGCACCCTTGAACAGCGGGGGAAGCGCTACGGCGACTTCGTGGGTCATGCGACGGTCACGATGCGCCTGAAGCGTGTGATAGGTGATGAGCTGGCTGCCCGCGGTAAGACGCTCGCTGACGATCAGCAGGAGGCGCTCGACATGGTCTGCCACAAGATCGGGCGGATCATCAACGGGGATGCGGACTACGACGACAGCTGGCATGACATCGCTGGTTATGCGCAGCTGGTGGCGGAGCGCTTGCGGCGTGAGGCTGCGGCGTGAGGGGTGCTTAGCGTGGGTGCGCGACGGCGTGGGGGAGAGTGTCAGACGCGGTGCAGTTGCGATCTGTCATGGTGCGGCGTTTGCAGGCCGCGATGTCTGTGGCGACCGCTGGTGAGCTGCACCGCGCCGCTGACTTTCTGGAGTTTGCGCGGGATGTCCGACGGGGCAAGCGGCAGCAGCGCTCTGGTTGGCGGGGGCGACGGTCTAACGCGGGCCGGGAGCAGCGTTATGCGGAAAGTGCAAAACGTAGTGGTTATGAATAGCGGTGCTGCACTTGTGTCTCTATATGCTGCTCGCGGCTCAATGCAAGACAGGAGCGGTAGTTCGTATGTATTTGTACCTACCCCCCCCCGAGAGGGCATGTATGGCTGACTTTGTGATCAAGGCCGGCGATGGCTGAGGACCCCTATGTCGTGCTGCTGCGGGTCCTGGAGCGCTATGTCAAAAACGGAGGTCCACCCGCTCGACCTCCTGACTGGTTACAACCACCTGCGCTACAAACTGGTGGTAGAGGTCCGTCAGTTCCTCGTAGGTCGCCAGCTCGTAGAGGCGGGGGTCGCGGAGGGGCTCCAGCAGTGCAGCGGGGACAGCCGGCTGTGTCTTCAGTTGGGCTAGGCGCTGGCGCTTAGCGGTGATGGCGTCGGCGAGGTCGGGGTCGTTGAGGGCTTCGAGGGAGTCGATGGTGGCGCGGAGGGTCGCTTGTTCGGCTGTTTCGTTGGTGGGGATGCTGTGGGCTAAGGCTTCGGCGTGGGTGGCGAGGGCTTTGGCGATGGCGGGGGCGATCACGGATTCGCGGGTGCTCTTGAACTGTTGGGGGCAGCCGCGGTGTTTGCAAAGGACCGAAGGGAGGGGGCGGCCGCCGACGTAGTTCATGCGACGGCCGCAGTTGCCGCAGACGCAGAGGCCGGTGAGCAGGCGCCGGACGGTCATGGTGTTGCGTCCCCTGAGCGAGCGGTTCTGCGCAAGGCGTCGCTCGACGTGGGCGAACTCTTCATGCGTGAGTAGTGGCTCGTGCGTTTCCCAAATTATTTGCGCGTAGGTGTGGTTGGGCTGTTGGTTATATCCGATGCCTCCTCGGAGTATGGGGTTCAGGAGCCATGCGCGGACAGCTCTACAACTGTGCAGCGGAATGTCTCCGCACTTTTGCACTTCCCATTGGGTGAGGGCGGTGTTCATGCGCCAGTTGCTGGAGGCGAGGGTGGAGAGGAACGCCTTGGCGCGGGGCCATTCGATGGGGTGGGGCTCGAAGTGGCGTTTGTCGTTGGTGATCCCGTAGCCCCAGGGGGCGCGGCCGCGCAGGGGCATGGCCTGTTTGCGGCGTTCGGTTAGGCCGGAGCGGATGCGGGTGGCGAGCATTCGGCTCTCCATCTCGGCCATGGTCGTCATGATCCGGCTCATGACGAACCCCGCGGGGGTCTCGGATTCGATGGTGCCGCCGTCGAGGGCGGTGAGCTTGACGCCCTTGCGGGCGGCGAAGGCGATGGCGGCGTCGGTGTCGGCGGCGTCGCGTCCCAGGCGGTCGACGCGGGCGATCACGACCTCGTCGATGGCCTTGGTGGCGATCAGCTCCAGGAGCTGTTGGTAGCCGTCGCGGTCGGTTTCACGGCCGCTTTGGATGTCCTGCAGGATGAAGTCGACGCCGGTGGCCTCGACACGGCTGCGCTGGTTGGCGAGGGCAGCCAGCTGTTCGCCTTTGGCAGTGGAAACTCGGACGTAGCCGACGCGGCGGGTCATTGCAGCTGGGTGCAGCGTTTTGGGGCGAGGGTGCAGCGAGCGTCGCGTGAGACTCGTTGCAGGGGCTTGCGGTGTCCCCAGTTACCTGATTATCTGAGCAGGTACCTAGGGACACCGGCCAATGCAGCGCAACAGCAGCGACTTCGACGCAGCGATTCAGGAAGCGGTGGGGGTGACAGGGGAACTGCTGGAGGCGCTCCACTTGGTGAGTGATTTGGGGTGGGATGACGACGTGGCGGTGCTCCATGTGCGGGCGTGGCGCAGCGCCATCTCGGTTCAGCGGGAGTTGGTGCGGTTGGCGGTACTGCAGCACCGGCCTGACGCCGGGGAACATGCTGCGTGACCGCAGCAGAATGGGAGCGTTACTGCGTCAGCTGCTGTGATCTCCGAAGTGCAGTTCAGTGATGAACGGTGGCTGCAGTTCTGGGGGGCCTTTAGGGGCCTACCTCATCAGAAGGCGGCGGTCAGCAAGCTGGCGGAGCACATTCGACAGGTGGACCCGTGTCTGCTGACGGAGTCGGCGCAGTGGGTGGTGGAGTTCAAGTCGACGCCGCCGGAGGCGCAGGTGCGCAACCCGCTGCCGGTGAAGTGGCAGAGCCAGAACGACAACGCCTCAGGCACCGGCTACCGGGAGTGCTTCAGCAGCAGCTGCGCGATGCTTGCCATGTACTGGGGGAAAGTCGCCAACGACAACGCCTACAACGCTGTTCGTGCGAAGTACGGGGATAGTACCGATGCACAGGCGCAGTTGGCGGCGTTGCGGTCGTTGGGGCTGAAGGCGGACTTTCACACCGACGGCAATGCAGTGGCGCTGGAGCGGGAAATTGATGCGGGGCGGCCGGTGGCGGTGGGGTGGCTGCACCACGGGCCGGTGTCGGCACCCACGGGTGGGGGGCACTGGAGCGTCGTCATTGGCTACACCACCGCCCGCGATGCGTGGATCATGCACGACCCCAATGGCGAGGCTCGGTTGGCTGAGGGTGGCTATACCCCCAACACCAATGGTGCGGGGCTGCGTTACTCGCGGCGCAACTGGAATCCGCGCTGGATGGTCGGGGGTAGTGGTGGGTGGTATCTGACTTGCCGGCCCTAGCGTTTAACGCGAGGAGTGACGACGCCGGCGATGATTTCGATGGCGCGGTAGAGCTTGACCACCAAGCGGCTGTAGGTGTCGAGGGCCTCGTTATCGCGGGGGGTAGGGGTCATGTTCACCACGACGAGGGCCACGCCGTGGATGGCGACGGCGAGCGCCACGTAGTCGGTCAGGGACATAACGGTGGGGCGGGTGATTACAGGCTAGGTGGGGTGCTGGCCGCGGCGGTTTGGTTGACAGCGAGGCTGAGGTTTTCGGCGGCTTCGTGGGCTAGCCAGCGGTTGATGGTGCATTGCTGGATCCACAGCTCGTTGAGCGTTTCGGCGTGGGCCAGCAGGCTTTGCCGGTCTTGGTCGTCGTACAGCTCAAGTAGGCAGCGGTGGACGGATTCACGCCGGAGGGCGAGTTCTGGTGGCTGCTCCAGTGGTCTCATTGACCTGCCTCTAGCCGGGTGGTTCGTCGGTCGAGAATGATGATATTGTCTTCGACTTTTCCCAGGCGGTTTTCGATGATGGCGGCGCGTTCGGTGATGACCTGTTGGTTGCGGAGGACTAGGTCCAGCTGACGGGGCAGGGTCCAGACCATGAAACCGATGCCGCCGGCGGCAAGCAGAATCAGACCCGCGGCCACCTGCTCCTCGACACCCTTCCAGCTGAAGCGCTGGGGAGGGGGTTCTGGGAGCTGGCGGTCGCTCTCTGACACGGCCCTACGCGGTTGGGTGCTGTTAGTACCTTAGCGGCCTTGCTACAGGTGCTCAATGACGTAGGGGCGGGGTTTAGTTGGCAAACACACGTACAGGCTGACTGGGGTGTACCTCGTAAGCGGCCCACGCAGCTGGAAGCTCGCCAATGTAGTTAATGTGCCAGCCATCTAGGGGTGTTGCTCCATCCTCGATAGCGATACTGCCAACGACGTCTAGTGCGTGTATGTGGCTTCCTGTAATTGGTGTGCCTTCTTCACTCAGTAGATCGGCAGCGGCTAAGGCGGCCATTCCAGTGGCTTGGTCGGGGAAGCGTAGGTAGTGGGTCATCGTGTTATTTGCTCAAGCGCAGTTCTGGGAAGGCGTTGAGGCCAAAACACAACTCTATTGATGCGTAGAGCTATATCAGCGCTACCTGTGGTAGCGGTACCAAAAACCAAACGATTAAGCTGTGGAATTATGCAGTCAGTGTCTATAGTGTTGTTGACAGATCCATTGCCAGCCGAGACGGAGTTATCTTTCTCAAAAGCTAGGCAGACTTTTGCTCTATTTAGCACGTTGGCTGCTGCAATAGCATTTTGCAGAAATTGATTGACGCCTTCAGTGACTATTGATATTCTGTGGTTTACACCACTAGGAATAAAAAGTGATATACGATTGTTATTTGTGCCATCTGTTAATTGCATTATATTTGGGTTTCCTGTTGGAAAGCCAAACGCAGTGTGGTCTGAATATAGAACTCCGCTTCCGTTGTTGAACCACGAAGAGAAATTAGTGCTTGAAATGCTGGCAATATCAACACTACGTGTAACTGTCGATGCAGCTGTGGGAATGTAGCTACTGACGTATGCACCAGCTTCCAGTTGGGCTCCCCAAACCAAAACAGTTCCAGTTCCAGTTCCTGTATAACTTATGCCACCATTCATGGGCCTAATCTGAATACCTCCACTACCTGTAGCTGTAGCTGTAGCTGTAATAGCTACACGATACCAACCGTCGCAAAAAGGCGTAACAGATGTTGTTGAGTTTGTAGAAGTAGTAATGGTTGCCCCAGTGGACAAGTTAATTCGATTGATAAGAATCGACCCAAAACCAGCAGTTGGGAGACTTATGCCGCCTTCTGACAAGGTTCCAGCTTTCATCCACACAGTAAATGTGTAAGTCGTTCCTAACGTAAATGCAACTGATTGACTAAGGTTGTGTGCCGTAGCAGAGGCATCCAGAGTATCTTTTAATTCCCAAGCCGTATTAGTGCCGTCAGGTGCTGTGCCTGCGGCTGCTGTTCTACTAACGTTGGCTGTTACCCATGTTGTATCAAACTGATTACTTTGTAGTAATATGTTTGTCTTTGGTTCTTCTATCAACAGCCCCAGGCTTTCGCCGGTTGTGGGATTGTGGTCAAAACGGGGTTCGTTGACAGCAGCTGTTTTTATTCGGCCGCCGCTACTGACGAAGGTGGCAGTGCTGGCGCGGGTAAACGTGATTAGGTTTCGTCCTGTGACGACATCGTTGAGGGTTTTGGTGCGCGCAAAGTCGAGGTCAATGGATGGGCTAGTACCCGCAATTTGGTAGAGGCGTTGCTGTAGGGGCCAGGAGTTCGGTGCGACGGTACCTCGTGCAGCCTTGGGCCAGCTCCACCCGTATGGCGTTGGGGCTTGTCTTTGTGGCCAAGTTGCTGGTGAGTTGTTCATCAGGTGAGATCACCACCCAAGGCAATTACGTTGGTACTTTGCGAAATAGATGTTGTTACACCAAGTACGTGACTGGTGGAAGGAAGCACAAGGTTGGTGTAGGCAGTGACGTTGCGGTTTGCCTTGACTGTGTTGCTGGCTGTTGCAGCAGTAACCGCAATCTGGTCAAACAGCCTGAAGGTGGTGCCGCCGTCAGTGCTAATGAAGATGCTGACGTTGGCGGCAGCGCTAGTTGCTGCGCACTGAACGTCAATTTCCAACACCCTCGTGCCGGCGGCTGCCCCCGTGATGAGTGGGGTGATCGTGCCTGTGCCGTCGATGGCGGTATTAGCAGTGGCGACGTTGACTGACGCGAGACGCGGGGTGGAGATGAAAGCAGGGTTGGCAGCCATGACTTACCTCAAGTAAAGAGAGTGGACAGGTAGAGACCTAAGCCGTAACTGGTGCCTGGCGTACCTGTGGCTCCAGTAGCACCTGTTGCACCTGTAGGGCCGATGGGTCCCTGAGGTCCGGTGGGGCCAGTTGGTCCCTGGGGTCCGATGGGCCCAGCTGGCCCCGTATCACCCGTGGCGCCTGTGGGACCCGTAAGACCGATAGGGCCTTGAGGGCCTGTTGCACCTGTGGGGCCGGTAAGGCCGATGGGACCTTGAGGACCAGTAGCTCCAGTAAGACCGATAGGGCCTTGAGGGCCTGTTGCACCTGTGAGACCTATAGGGCCTTGTGGACCGATAGCACCAGTAGCGCCTGTAGGGCCTGTAGCGCCTTGCGGACCAGGGGCTGTGAGCGTGACGATACTGTTGTCACCGTTTTCTGTAACAACAACGGTATTGTTTACGGCACCGACAGTTACAGAAGTCACGCTGTGTACCCCTCTGATACAAACACAATGCCTTCTAGGTAATACTCCTTTAAGCCAGAGCCATTTATTAGTAGTACGTCGTAATAGACTTCATTGGGGAAACCGGCTGTTTGGTCGTCCGTGAGTGCGATTGTTACAGTGCCTGTTGGGGGGTTTGTGTAGGTGACTGTGAAGTCTGCATATTTGTTGGTGCGCTCCTGATTCCAGACTTGAGCCGCGACGGTCCAGCCGGTCAAGTCGATGGCAATGTCAGTGCTGTCTTTGAACTGCAGCACGATGCTGTAGTCCGCCCGGCGCTGCAGGCTGATGTTGTAAGTGCCGGGCGAGATAGCCATGGTGCGATTCTAGCGGCCTTGCCCTATGCGGAGCTTGCGTGTTCCGCGTGGTTTGCTGTGTTGGCCGTTGCCCTGTTTGGTGCGCTTGGGCTTGCCGGGTTGGTGCTGGACCGAGGCTGTGCCGGTCTTACTGCGAACTGCCATTAGAGGTTGTTGCGTGAGTTGATAGCAACGGGGTAACTGATCAGGACTGTGCCTGTGGCATAGACGGCCACAGAATGTCGAAAGGATCGGTCTGCTTTGTTACATCGCGCAGCTCTTGGCGGTAGGCCGCCCAAGCCGTCTTATCGACAGGTGCGTCAGGTAACTGGGTCCAATCGGAGTTAATGAGTCGACGGTTACGGTCACTGCGTACATCGGACCATTGCGTGTCGAGTACCACCTGACGCTCTTCTGAGGTCATGGGACGCACTTCGTACTCGGATCCAGTCCACTCCAGCACTTCAGTGCGGTTGTCAAAAGCCGGTGGGGTAAAGGGGCCTGTGTATCCCCACGCGGACAGCTCAGCTGAAGTAAAGGTTGCGGGATCAGTGCGAGTACTGCCCTCGGGGAGCCTTACACGAAAGGGCAAAGCATCGGGCCAAGCGCCGTCAAGTGAGTAAAGGGAAATCATGGATTGAACTCTCCGGTGACGAGGTAGACAGCTTTGATGTCTTTGCTGTTTGTATAGGTGTAGCTAGCGGATGTAGCTACATTTGTCAGTTTCACTTGTGGTGCGCCAGTGTGGTAGCCATTGGCGTGAGTTAGGTACTCCATATAGACGCCAGCAACTGTGCTGAGGTTGCCACTTGTGGCTGACTGGTCGTGATAGATCCGAAGGTTTCCATTACCTCCATTGCCACCGTTAATGGGACCTGGGTTAGTAAAGCTGCCGTAGCAACCATTGCCTCCGCTAGTTCCCCCTGGACAGCCGCCGCCTCCACCACCTGATTGTGAAGTTCCAAAGTATGCTGGGGCACTAGGATTGTCGTAATAACTACAGGTGCTACCATCTCCACCTACTGTGGGGTCTGTATAGTTGTAGCCACCGTAACCAATTCCACCATTACTGCCACCCTCATTGATATATTGGTAGCTGGAATACTGATAGAGAGCCACACCACCGCCACCACCACCTCCTCCTGCCACACCAAGCCACTGATCGTTTACTAATAGACCAGCACCAGCGCCACCAGCCACGCCACCCGCTCCACCGCCATACGCCAGTCCTCCTTGCATGTAATAAGGACGAACCTGGAATGTCTGGGCTGTATTTAGCTTAACGCGAAACTTGTTGTAGCCGCCATTGCCTCCAGCACCTTGATTGATAACAGGTTGCCGGAACCAACTAGCACCTTTACCACCGTACAACTCCACGTCAACCGTTATTTCAGTTACACGACCAACGCCACCTACAGTGTGGACACCAGATGGGAATGGCTGTCGGTAGTCAATGCCAACATACCCACCGTTCTTTTTATGAATAATGCCCATTAGGTGATCTCCAGCGCAGACACCGTGATTTCTAGATAGCCGCCAGCGCTTGCTGTGCCTCTGATCTTTTCACCACGCTTGAGAATCAACTTGTTAGGGATGGTTTCAAGTGTGCTGTCAGCAGGTACTGCAATCGTGTAGGCAATTCGTGAAATAGCACTATCAGTGCTGCTGGCGACAGTTAGTGTGATGTCGGCAGGGCTGGTGCCGTTGACATTGGCTACCAAGCAGCTAAGTACAACAGCGCGATTTGTGTCTGCAATGTTGGGAGCTTGGTAGATGTCAGTAATGCTGGTTCCAGCGAGTGCCACTGCAGAGCGATTAAATGTTTCAGCCATATCAGGAAAGGGCTAGAACTGTGCCCAGGCTTACGCCTGCACTTGGGGTACTCCAACTAAGTGTAGCACCGCCATTAGTTGTCAGCACTTGCCCAGTTGTGCCGTCAGCTGCGGGCAAAATAAAGGTCACGTTTGTTGTGACAGTAGCGGGTGCTTGTAGTGCAATGTAGTTGCTACTGTCTGCATCGGCAAAACGTGCTGCAGATTGTGCGTTCAGCGTGATGTTGCTAGTAAAAGCACCACCTGCTTTAGGCATGGCGGCGTTGGCCAGGTCGTAGGCTGCTTTGACAGCCGCAGGGGTAGCAGCGGTAGTTGTACTTGTGCTGCTGGTGCTGTCCGTTAGCTGTAGCTTTCCTGCTGTTGTAGTTGTACCGGTGACAACTGTAGTAACACCAGTATTGGTGACACTGACATCGCCGCTAAGCGCTGTGGGGGTAGCGACATTAAGACTGTTACCCAGCAGCACAGTGGCGCTGGTCATAGTGGCCAGCTTGCTAAAGGCAATAGCTGCACTTCCACTTATGTCTGCATTTAGGAGGTTGCCAGTAAGTGCCAGTTTGCTGTAAGCAATAGCAGCGCTGCTGGATATGTCAGCATTTACAATGCTGCTGGTTAGTGAGAGTTTGCTGTAGGCAATGGCAGCAGTTGTGGAAATGTCGGCATTAAGAATGCTGCCTGTGAGCGCCAGCTTGCTATAGGCAATGGCTGCGTTAGTAGCAATGTCGGCATTTAGGATCGTGTTGTCGGCTATCATCGTGCCGGTCACGGTGCCTGTATCGCCGGTCGTGACGAGAGTGCCTGTAACAGCAGGGAACGTGATCGTGGTGGTGCCCGCTACGGCAGACGGCTGAATCGTTGTCGTTCCGCTGGTCGAACCCGGTAGTGCGATTGAGCTGATACCGGTCAGTGCTTGGTTGGCCGAGGCGCGGTTTAGTGCCAGCGAAGTGGTACCAAGGAAGGTGGTGCCGCTGAACGTACCTGTGATGGTGCCGGCAGTGAAGTTGCCGGAAGCGTCGCGGGCGACGATGGCGGATGCGGTGTTTGCGCTGGTGGCTGTGGTGGCGCTGTTGCTGACCTTGGCAGCAGTGCTGATCGTGGCCAGCTTGGTGTCGGCGATTGAGCCGACCAACATTGTGTTGGTGACGGTGGCGGTGTCACCGGTGGTGATGACAGTGCCATCAGCGTTGGGCAGGGTGATGGTGCGGTCGGCTGTTGGGTCTGCTGCAATTAGCCGGGTCTCGAAGGCGTCGTCGGTGACGCCCTCGAACACCAAGCCGATGTTGACGCCCAGATTGACGTCACCGGTGAAAAGCCCGCCGGTACGGGGCATTGCGGCAGCCGCTAGGTCGTAGGCCGATTTGACTGCGGTTGGCGTGGCTGCGAGTACCGAGCTTGTGGTGCTGGTGCTATCGCTTAGCTGCACAACGCCGGCTACGGTCGTACCGGCCGACGCTACCGATACCACAGCATTTGTGGTGCCACTGGTGACAGAGATGGCGCCACTGCCTGAGACGCTAGTGACGGTTCCGACGTAGTCAGTAACCCATTCAAGACCGGTTGCCGTGGCACTATTGACACGAAGCACCTGGCCGTTTGCGCCAACACCTAACTTACTTAAAGTGGTTGCGCCAGATGCTGCGAGTAGATCTCCTTTTGTATAGCTCGCTGCACCTGTACCACCACGCGCAACTGCGAGCGTACCACTAGTGATGTTGTCTGCACTACGACATTCAGTCGATACTTCTTCAATGGCTGCTTGGACGTTGGTAGATCCAATGCTGGCTGCCGGTGAGAAGGCGACGTTACTGGCGGTTTGGGAAACGTAGGTGCTGGAAACGTCGATCTCATTCCAGGTGGAACCATTGCTTAAAACAAGGTCTGGTGGCTGCAGTGAGACAGTTGGGGCCGGTGCGGTGCCGGTGCCACCTGTAGAGACGACAACGTAATAGCCTTTGTTGGCGCTGGTTGCAACTGGTAACGCACTACCTACAGTAAGACCAATAGCCGAACCTTCAGTTGTTACAGAGGCAATCTTGTTAGTCGTTGCGTTGTATGTGCCGGCGAAGGAAATTGCCCCAGCAGAGATTCCAAGTGGCTGCCAGACGTTGCCGTCCCATAGGAAGAAAGCCTCGGCAAGCGGGTTGAAAAAGATCTGGCCAATGAAGTCAGCGACCGGGATGGCCTCGCCAAACTTGGCGGTGGAGTAGTTGGCGAGTTTGGCTCCGGTTACGGCGTCGTCGGTGAGGAAAGAGGTGCCGAAGGTGCCGGTGGTGATTTTGCTGGCATCTAGGGCGGGGATGTCGCTGGCGGACAGGGTGGAGCCGCTTGTGACGTGGCCTTGGGTGTCCACCGTGACCTTGGGATAGGTGCCGGCGGTGGTGGTGTTGGTGTGGTTGAGAGTTCCGCTGGTTACGCTGAGGCCAGTGCCAGGCTGGACAATGCCCTTGGTGCTGGCAGTGGCGTCGGGGAGATCGCCGGGCACCAAGGCCCGGAAAGTCGGGGTAGCGTCTACGCCAGCGGTGGGCCCGGCGAAAACACGCGCAGCTGCCTGGCTGTCCAGCGTGGTGGTGATGGTGGCGCTGTAAGCGTCGGGGTAGGCAACAGCGAAACCGATTGGAGTGGAATCACTAAAGGTGATGGTGCTTAGAGATGCCTGACGAAGCCATGCCGTGCCTGTCCAGGTGTACTCAATACCGGTGTTGGTGTTGAGCCACTGCTGGCCAACAAATGCACCGGAGCCGGATGGAGTTGCGGCGGCAACCACGGCAGCTGATTGATCCGCCAGTTTGGCTGCAGTGATTGCGTCATCAGCCACTTTGGCGGTGATTACCGCGTCGGAGGCGAGCTTGGTGGCGGTGATGGAGCCAGTGGCCACTGTTGCAGCAAAGCTGCCGGTGCCAGAACCCGTCACGTCACCTGTCAGGGTGATCGTCTGGTCGCCGGTGTTGGTACCGGAGCTGGTGCCGCTGTGGGTGCCGGAAAACGTACCGTTCTGGGTGGCGAGGGTGCCCAGGCCGAGCGTGGCGCGTTGTGCCGCGGTGTCAGCGTCATCAAGGAGGGCGCGACCAGCTGCGGTGCAGGGCACCTCCTCTACGTTGCCCGCACCGTCAGTGGAGCGGCCCAGCAGAACGTTGCTGGTTGAGGTGTTTTGTAGTTTGGCGTAGGTGACTGCGTCATCCGCAAGGGCGGAGGTGCCGAGGCTGGAGGCTTTGGCGGTTGTGACGGCACCGTCGGCGAGAGCTGACGTGGTGACGGAACTGGTGACCAGTTCGGGCACCACGTTTGTGTACGTGCCAGCCTTGTAGATCTGCAGCTTGTTGGTGGTGCTGTTGAGGTAGCCGCGGCCCTCGAAGTTGCCGGTGGTGGGGGCGGTGGCTTCAACCGCAATGCTGGAGTCGTCGGCCAGCTTGGCGGCGGTGACGGCACCGGTGGCAAGGGCGGCGGTGCCGAGTTTGGTGGTGCTGGCCTGATCCAGCTTGGCTAGGTCGATGCTGGAGGCGTCGATCAGATCGAGGCCGGCGTCTACAAGGTCTTTGGCGGTTACCTTTTTGGTCTCGCTGGCTGAGAGATCAACGATGGGTAGGACATCGCTTTGATCTACGGCAGCCTTGGGCAGGGATGTCAGCTGCGTAATTCTCTGATCCGACATCGCCCTGCCCCAGGTGTTGGTGCTGTTGACTTAGTTTAGGGCGGCTCAGTCTCCCACGTCAGTCAATAGGAAGCCAAGATCGCGCTCAAGGTAGATACGGTCGTCGTCTTCCTTAAGTACGTAGCCAGAGGGTTCGCCGACCAGCAACCGTATTTCGCCGGTGGTTACGAAGTCGATGGCGCACTCAATGAGTTTGGTGGAGGTGACTTGGACACCGGAGCGGGTGACGACGGCTGAGAACTCGTAGTAGACGCTTTGTTCTCCGCCACCAAGGTCACCATCAACCAGCTTTAGAGCGCAGTCGAATTGGCTGCCGATGTCCACTCGGTTGATGAGCTGCAGCATCAGAAGCGGAGTTTCCTTCAGGCCCGTTGTTTCGTGGTTGAAGATGCAGTCGATGGTGCCGCTGCCGCTGATCATGCCGGCGGCGAGCATCTTTTTGAACTTGTCGGAGAGAGTGGTGACGGATAGGGCATCGCGGTCAGTGTTGAAGGTGTAGCCGGTGACGTCCCCGAGGGTTGTCAGGCTGACATCTCTAACGCGTATGTCGATGGGGAGGGGGCCACCTTCAAAGGACTGCAGGGCGTACTCAACGGCGCGGGTGTTATTGACGGAGGGGGCAAATGTGGGAAAGCAGCGAAGCCCGCCGGCGGCGTTGACGTTAACGCTGGTGGTGATGCTGTTTTCGACGGTGTTACTTGTCCAAGCGGCTGGAGCAAAAAAGGCAAGGCCGCGGGGGTCTGTGGTGCTGATGTCGAGGCGGTCGCCGGTCAGGATGTTTTCAAGTGAGCCGTCGAAGCTGAAGCGGTTTAGGACCGTGTTGACGTCCTCGTTCTTGACGATGCTGGCGTAGGAGACTTCGGCGTTTCGGCGCAAACGCACGTTCCCCGCACTGCCGAGGAAGTAGGACATCAGCCAATCACCTCGACGAAGTCGCCATCCATGGTGAACTGGATGGGTACGCTGCTGAGTTCGCCGGTGCTGACACTGATCTGGGCACTGGTGATGTAGGCGTAGAGCTTGATGTCGTCGGAGGCGTTGCCACCGGCGTTGAGCTGCAGGTAGACACGGTCGGCGGTTGAGGCGGCGCCGGTTTTCATGACCTTGTTCAGCAGCGAGGTGAACTGCTCCATCACAGCGGACTCGCCGGACTCCAGGCGGTAGTAGAGCAGGGTGGCACTGCCGGTAGCGCCTTTGACGCCGGGGGTGTAGGTGTTGGTGGTGCTGTCGATGGTGTTGGTGGACAGCAGTTCCACCGTGGTTTCGAGGGACCAGTCGCGGATTTTGGCGACGGGCTTGTTGTTGTATACCAGCGACCCGGATCGACCTGTGTAGAAGCCCATTGCCTGATGCCGGTCACCTATGTCTCAGGCTAGCGGACAGTGAAATTGCTATCGCTGAAATCAGCGATGCGGCTGAGTGTTTCGTTGCCGGATACATCGCAGGGGTGCTCGACGGCTTTGACGCTGACTTCGCCTTCTTCGTCCATTTGCACCTCGGTGATGCGGAACACCCGTTTGTTGGTGACCGTTTGACCAAGGACGAAAAGCCACCCAGGGTAGCCGCTTAGCGCGGAGGCTGTGTTGTTGGTGACGGTCACACCGGAGAGACTGACGGGTGACGCACCGCTTTGGTACACCAGAACGCTGTAGGTGCCATTTGGCACGGCCCCAGCTACAGGGGTATTCAGGTTGCCGCTCTCGGTGATGGTGCCGGTTTTGACTTGGTCCCAGGTGTTTTCACCGAGGGCGACGTAGATGTAGGCGCCGGGTGACAGGACGCTGTTGGTCGGGAAGGTGGAGAACTCGATAGCGCGGCGGATGTGGCGACGCTGGTTACAGAGGAGCTTGCCGTACCTGATGGCTTGATCTCGGCGGGTGACGAACTGGGAGAGGTCGAAGGTCTGGCGGGTGGCGTCGGCCTCTGTGACGCCGGTGCAGCTGATCTCGACGCTGCTGTTGCGGGGGAACACGCCGTCGACTTCGGTGTCGCGGTAGATCACGGAAGCGATCAGGTCTTGGACGGAGCTGCCGTAGTCGATGAACTCCTCCTTGTAGGAGTCTTCGAGGATGTTGCCTTGGTTGAAGAGGGCGGTGATGGTGATCGAGCGGGTGATGTTGCCGGCGGTGTCGCAGGGGACGGCGGGGACCAGCGTTTCTTTGCCGCCGATGCGGCCGAGTTCAAGCAGGCTGAAGGGTGCGGTTTCGGCCCAGAACTGGCGCCACGGCGTCTGGTCGGCAATGACGCCATCCATGAACAGCTGGTTGCGTTGACAGAAGCGCTTGGCGAGGGCCAGCGCTTTCAGGTCGATGCCCTCAACTTTGGCGAAGCGGCCAATGCCGTTTTGAGTGTCGAGGATGGTGTCGAGGAAGATCTCGGGGGCGTAGCTGGTAGCGGTGTTGGGTGTAGTGCTGTAGGTGCCGTCGTCGTTCAGTTGGCGGACCAGTTTGCCCTTGTTGACGAAGAGGGTCATGGACCGCAGGTCCTGAACGCCTTGTCCGCTGTAGATGTTGAAGCCCAGCATCGACAGATTGCTGTAGAGGCTGGGGTAGTTGCTGAAGGGTTCGGTGCTTTGCTCTGTGACAGCTTTGATTTCCAGCTCGGGGCCGTTGTCGAAGCTGAAGGCAAGCTGAGTGTCGGAGCGCATGGAGAACAGGCCCCATTCGTCGAGTTCTGACGGGTTGCGGTTGATGGGAGCCACGTAACCATCGCGGGTGCGCAGCTTGCCTTTGAAGGTGAAGGTGCCGCCGGCTGGGCTGGTGATGGTCCTTACGGGGCCGGAGTTTTCGATGTAGGCGAAGTCGGCGGCGCCGTAGTGCCGCATCTCGGCGGCGGTTTCGGCGATGGGCTCAAAGCGGAACTGCCATTTGCCTTGGTTGTCGTCGGCAACGAACTTCAGTGACACGTAGTTGTCTATATCCGCGCCACGGCGGATGACGAAGATTCGGGGGACACGTTGCCAGTTCCCACCGGCGCGGCGATGCCATACCCAGAAGAACATAGAGCGGAGCTTGATGCCGTTGTCGCTTTCTTTGTAGTTGGTCATCTTGACTTCGCCGTACTGCTTCTGGCGGCCTTGGACCCGTTTGAACACACGGGCTTTCAGCGCAAAGTCAACGACGCGGCACTGAGTGAGACTTTCGTAAGCTGCCTCCTCAATCTTGACCAGGCACTTGGTATTGAAGAAGTCGTTTTGGAGTTCGGGATTTTTAAGAACCTGTTCCTGATAGGCGATATTTGCTTGCAGGCTTGCGATCTCGTTTCGCCAGGCGTTGTTACGCGATTCGGTGGCGCCTTGGTCTATGTTGTTGGCGTCGCCGTAGAGCGCTGCGATCTGCTCCTGCAACCGGGCTTGCTCCCGCAGGAAATACTTTCTGTCGTTGCGAAGATTGCCTCCTCTTGGTGTGTTAAAGCCATACTCACGAATAGCCCAGTCAAGTTTTGCCTGCTGGTTGCGAAGGCGCTTGCTGAGAGCAGAGATGCGATCTCGGGCAGATCGAATCCAGCTTTTACGGTTGCTGACGTAGGTTTGATTGGTGTTTGGCTTTGCACGTTCAACACCTATTTCGTCTTGCCATTCCTCGATCTGGTTTCTTTCGTTATCCCTATTGGCTCGTGTATCAATGACACGCTGCGCAAACGGGTTGATGCGGTCGTCGTAGAGATCAGCGTCATCGTTGACAATGCTGTCAAGTTCTCCTGCTGTCCAGCGTTGGTCGCGCAGATCTTCAACACTGTCGATCAGGCTATTGATTTGATTGAGGCGTGAGCTGGCTTCACTGCCGACCCCAGACTTGAGGATTGGAGTGCTGGTGGTTAGCAAGTTTGTAAGTACGTCTATGCGAGCATTTGAGTTGGTGATTTCCTGCTGAGCTTCTGCTTCGTTCTGCTTGAAGTTGGTGGTGGCGTAGTCCTCCTCGGGGCAGATGCCTTCTTTGACGCATTCCAACGTGATCGTGGTGGAGTCGTTGTCTAACTCCAGGTCTTCTACGGGGCCAACTACGCGAAGGTGGGCGCTACCCAGTTTGTAGGTGCTGGCAACGTCAATGTAACTGAGAAGGGTGCGGCGGAGTTCGGAGGCGGCTTGCCTTACGTCGCTGGCACTGGTGCTAGATAACCCCTTGAAATGAAGTCTGAATTGAGTGCCAACGGTTACTAGGGCGCGGGAGTTGTCTAGCCTGTCGCTGGGCCAGTAACCACCACGGTCGAGCAGTTCGATGCCTAGTTCTGCGTTTTCTCCTTTGCCCTTGTCGTCACGGTCGTAGTAGTTGACGTTGATGGGGATTGGTGCGTAGACGCCGCAGCGCGTCATCGTGGATGGGGAAAATGCTTGGCTGAAGCCCTCGGTACGTTCGGTGCCTATGAGCGTGGCTTGGTAGACGAAGCTGCTGTCGGGGGCGCCAGTGCGGCTTGGGTCCTTGCCGGCTCCGAGACGTAGGTCGCTGAAGCGCAGGTTGCCGTTTTGGCTGAAGTACAGCCATGAGCGCTGGGCAGAAAACTGCCTGATGGCCATCTGACCAAAGGCTGTACGGGTGAAGTCAATCCCTGTCGGTGCAATATCGGCGGCGCCGATGACAGCCATCATCTGCATGAACTGGCTTGAGCCGAAGCTGCTGATGGCTGACCATGTGAGGGAGGTCCCGACGCGGACACCCCCGAGTGTGTTCAGGTCGGTGTTGCAGTAGATGAGGTTGACGGGGTCGCCGTATTTGGCGAGTTCTTGGGTGCTGTTGAAGGCGAAGCGCGGGGCGAAGACCTGCTCGCGGCGGGTGCGGCGAGCGTCCTGACCTGGGATCTCCGGTTTTGGTGCCAGGAGGGCGGCGCCGACTTGGGCCAGGGTGCCGACGATGGTCAGTACAAGGGCGACTACGCCGAAGTCGGCTTGGGGTGTTGTTAGTTTGTCGACTGGGAGGCGGGTGTGGTCAAACTGCGCCTGGAGGAAGTTGAGGTACTCGTCCTTGCTGATGCCAAGCTCGGTGATGAGCTGGTGTTCGTATGGCAGCAGGCGGCGCGTCATTTGTTGAGGCGGAAGTAGTGGCCGAGGTCAGGTGGAAGCGGGGCACGAACTACGCCGCTCTCACTGATAAACAGCACGTTGCCGTCCTCCATCACTGTACCCAGGGCGCCGCCACTTGCTCCAGGTAGAAGCACCACGGCGTGGGGCTCGGGGGTGGATAAACGAGTGCCGTTTTGTAGAAGCCACTTGGCCATGTAGCGGCGGGGGAAGGTCTCGTCGGTGTACTGCTCGAAGACCCAGGCGAAGTCGTGGGTGTAGTCGTAGTAGCCGAGGCGTTTGTGGACTTCAGCGGCGAGAAGGCAGCAGTCGACAGTGCCTGAACCGTCGCCGGGGCGGGCGGCCCAGGCTCGCCGCAGCCCGATCAGGTCGTTCACCGCAGGTACAGCTCGCTGTTGAGTGGTAATGGTCCGACGAGTTGGCGGGTCAGGGTGCGGCCGGGGAAGGCGGAGCCGACGCTGTCGACGGCGGAGCGGTAGCGCAGCTCAATGGTCGTCTCGCTGAAGCTGGCACCGAGGCCGATGTAGTAGTCGGTGGTTGTGGAGGTGATCGCACCGGCGCCGGTCAGCCAGGCTGAGGTCAGCTGGAGCTGGCTGAGGCGGTTGCCGTCACCGGCCTCGACTAGGCGTAGGGCGTAGTCGACGTTGGGGAAGAGGACCTGCAGCTGTTGGTTGTCCCCGTTGAGGGTGGCGAGGGCACCTTCGGCGCGGAAGGGGGCGAAGTCGTAGGGCTCGCTGAGGTAGGTGCTACTGGTGCCGATGAAGTAGTTCTGGTAGCGGTGGACGTTGCCGGTGCTGGTGGTGAGTTTGAAGTATTGGGCGATGCGGATTTCGCTCATCAGAAGTCCTGCTCACCGACGAGGTTGATCGTGATGGTGCTGATGCCGTTGTAGACGGACTCAACTTCTGGTGGGCCGGCGTACTCCCACTTGATGCCGGTGGGGGATTGGACGCGGGTGGTGAGGTCGCTGGACATGCCGGCGAAGAGGGCGGCCGGCAGGGTGAAGCGCTCGAAACCGCCGGAGGTCAAGGTGTAGTGGTCGAGTAGTTGGACGGTGATGTCGTCGGTGATGTTGGTGTAGCTGAGGCGGAGTTCGTAGCCCGTGGGGCGGTTGCCGAAGCTGCGTTTGGTGGTGGCGCCGGAGAGGGCGCGGTACGTCTTGGTTGGGTATGCGCCCAGCTTGAATTGGCGGTCGGATGGCTTCAGGTTGGGGAACTGGTCAGCCATTAGCGCAGCCCCACACGGTTACGGGTTGATGGGCTTTGTTGCAGTTTATAGAGGGTCATTGACATGCCTCGTTTGGCGCCGTCGCGGGAGGCTTGGCGGCGGGTGGCGGCCATGGCGGCTTCGAGTTGGTCGCGGCTGACGTATTCGACGCCGCCGATGTTGGTGCTCTGGAAGCTCATGTTGAGGACGGGGCTGCCGCCGCTGGTGCCGGGGCCGGCGCCCATGGCGGCGCGAAGGTCGTTGGTGGGGACTACGGAGCCGCCGGTGCCGGGGACGAAGAGTTCGGGGCCGCGTTCGCCGACGACGTAGGGCGAGCTTCCGGTGACAGGACCGCCGGCTGCGCGGAACTGGAAGGGACCGGCGCCGGTGAAGAGGCCGCCTCCGGCGAAGGCTTTGGTGGGGGCGCCGGCGCCGAACATGCCGCTGGGGTTGCCTCCGCCGCCTCCGCCTCCGCCGCCGAGCCCGGCAAAGAGTTTGGCGATGCCGATGGCGACGTAGGTGGCGATCATTTGTTGGGCGGCACTGGCCAGGGCTTGGCCGACTCCCTGCAGGAATTGGGCGAAGACCTGCTTGGCGTTTTGGGTGCCGTTGACGAGGGAGGCGACGCCGGTGGTCATGGCTTCGCCCATGGCGTTGCCGACGCCTTGCCAGACGTCCTGCAGTTGGGTGGCTAGGCGGACTTGTTGTTGGAGGGCGTCTACTGCCGCTGCCTGTTTCAATACCTCCTGGGCATAGGAGCTTTCAAGGGATAGGCCCTCGCGCAAGAGGGTGTTGCGGGCGCGCTGGACTTCCGTGAGCTGGCCGTAGGGCGATTGGGCTTCGAGGAGGGTGTCCTGCAGTTCGATGTATTTGGTGTTGAGTTCGGTGAGGAGGTCGGTGTTGGTGCGGATCTCATCGCTTGTGGCGGAAAGGGCGGGGATGCTGTCGATGAACCCCTGCAGCAACTGTTGGGCGGCGCTGTTTTGGGTCTCCTTCTTGAGTTCGCCAAGTTGGGTCAGGAGGTCGGTGAGGGCGGCGTTGCGGTTGGTGGCTTCGGTGGATTGGGTGCCAATGCCCTTGCCTTGGAGTGCGTCCCACACCTGTTGGGCGTCGTTGGCGGCTTTTTGGAGGGGCTTGTCTAGGACCTCGGTCAGCTGCGTCTTCAGCTGTTCGAGGTTTCCAGCTTTGACGAGGTCTAGTAGGGCGGTGCGGGCGGCTTGCAGGTTGCCGAGGAGTTCGGTGCCGCGAGCGGAGGTGGCGTCAGCACCGGCGGTTGAGACGCCGTAGCGGGGGGCGCCCGCCACTTGCTTAAGTTGCGCGGGGGCCTGCAGGCTTTCGACGGCGGTGATGCGGCCTTTGACTCCGTTGTAGGTGTCGACACTGGCTTGTCGCAGTGCCGGTGGGGCGCTGAGGTCGCGTGATGCGATAGCCAGTTCGTCGGCCAGCATCTTGAGCTTGATGACCGCGATCTGTTTCTCGATGTTGAAGCGGCGTGTGTCGTTGTCCTCGTTGGCGCGGCGGACGCCTTTGTTGATTTCGGCGATGCGTTTGGCGTTGTCTTCGTTGAGGCGGGCGACCTGCTGGGCGACCTGGATCTTGTACTGCTCGGTTTCGATGCTGATGCGCTGGATTTCGAGTTGGGTGTCGCGCTTCTGTTGGTCGATTTGGTTTTGGACTTCCAGCTCACGCTCTAGGTAGTTGGCGACCGCACCGGCGGCGGAAGACACTTGGTCGTTGGTGAAGCCGCTGCGGAGGCCAATGTTGCTATTGCGTAGTGACTGCAGGCGGATCTCGGCTTGGGTGCTTAGGAGTTCGTTTTCGCGTTGGAGGTTGGTGAGGCGCTGTTGGGTGATGCGGTCCTCAATGCCGCGGCGGAGGTCGGCGATGGTGCGCTCGCTGGTTTGGATCAGCTCGTAGCGCTGTTGGTCGGTGTCGAGTTGGGCGCGGGCTTGGTTGCGTACCTGTGCGGATAGGCCGCGGGCGGTGTCGAGAGCCTCTAGCTGTTTGCCGAGGGTGGTGACCAGTTCCTCACGGATCTGTTTGGCGCTCAGGCGGATCTTGACCGGCGGGAGGGATTTTTCGGCTTCGGCGATGGCCTTTTCCATGCCCTGGCGGATCTTGCCGGGGTCGAGTCCCAGGGTGCTGTTGGGGCTGAGGCTGAAGCGGGTGGTGGCGTTGTTGAGGCTGAAGCGGGTGGTGGCGTTGTTGAGGCGGTCGGCGGCGGTGGTGTTGCCGTTACGGCGCAGGGCGGAGGAGACCTGGGCGGCGCGGCCGAAGGATGCCTGGGCGCCGACCACGTCGGCGAAGCGGTTTTGGGTGGCGGCGATTGGCCCGGCGGCGAGGGCCTGCGTCTGCACGCCGAGTTGTGCGAAGGCTCGGCCGAGACGGTCGCTGGCGGAGCCGGCGGCGAGAAGCGCTTCAACCCCGTTGGTGCCGACGCTGCGGGCGAAGTCCTCTTGGGCGCGGGCGGATGCGGTGGCGGCGAAGCCGGATTCCTGCAGTTTTTCAATCTCACGCTCAAGTGCCTTGCTGGAGATCAGCGAGGCTTCCTTGAGGGCGTCGAAGGCGTGGGTGGGATCGGCGAGGGCTTTGCCGAGGTCTGTGGCCTTTGTGATGAACTGGTCGATGGCTTGGCCGATGGCGCCACCGAGGATTTGGCCGCCAAAGCCGCTGCCGACAAAGGAGCCGCCGGCGGCGCCGAGGACGCTGCCGGGGCCGCCGCCGAAGAGGAGGGGGAAGCCGACGCCGAGGGCGAGGGATTCGGTGCGTTTAGCGAGGTCTTCGCCGCGGCGTTTTTGGTTGCGGAGGTCGGCGACACGAGAACGACGGTCGAGTTGGCCGTTTGCCACGCGCTGCTCGGCCGCGTATTGCTTCAGTAGCAGGGCGTTGCGTTCGCGGGCTACGGCGATGGAACGCTCGTCGATGGTCTGTTGCTGGCGTTTGGCGGCGGTGATTGAGGTTTCGGTGCGCAGGGTTTGGGCTTGGAAGCCCAGGATGGTGCGCTCCGATTTGGCGATGGCGTCGGCTGCGGCGGCTCGCATGGTGGCCTGCGCGTTCAGCATCGACCGGTATTGGGGCGAAGCTGTGACGCTGTTGCCGCCGGGGAATAGTTCTCCGCGGGCGGGGACTTGGTTCAGGCCGTAGTTGCTGCCGGTTTGGCGGGCTTCTAGGGCGAGGATCTCGGCGCTGCGTTGGCGGGCGATGTCCGCGCTTTGACGGTTTTGGCGAAACTCTTCGAGGCGGCCGCGGAGCTGATTGGTGTTGCCGAGGCTGCCGGAGCGGCTGGCGCGGGCGATACGGTCGAGGTTGTCGGCCCAGCGATTGGTTTGAGTGGCGACGTCGGCAGCTAGCCGGTTGTAGTCGGCCAGTTCGGTGTTGATCTGGTGCTGCAGCTGTAGGTCCTTGCGCTGCTGCAGTTCACGGGATTTGAGGAGTGAGGCGCGGCGGGCGACCTCGGTGTCGCGGACGTCCTGGGGTTGGAGGCCCTGTGCTTTGCGAACAAGGTCGTTGATGGCCTTTTGTTCGCGGACTTGCTGCCGCTGGGTCTCAACCAGTTGCTCGGCGGAGACGACAGCTTCGGCGGTGGAGGAGTGGAAGGCGCCGCTTTGTTCGACCGCGTAACGGAGTTGGTCGTTGAGTTGGTTGAGGGTGCTGCCGTCGAGGAGGTCAGCGAAGGTGGCCTTGACGGCGTTCAGCTCCATGTTGAGCTGACCGACGCCCTGAACCGCTCGCGCAATCTTGTTGGTTGCCTCCCCGCCGATGGCTTTATCTAGGGCTGTTCCAAGGCCGATTGCTGCGGAGGCCGCTTTCCCCACCTGCGGGGCGAAGGCCATTGCCGCTACGGCCGCGAGGCCGAAGGCGTTGGGGAGCTGGCCGACTTGGTTCAGGATGTCGACAACAACGCCGGGCACTCCGCCCATTGCGCTGTTGATGGAGGTGCCAGCGGCTACGGCAGCGGCACCCAGCACCCCAAACTTCCCACTTAGCGCTCCTACGGCAGTAGTTAGCTTTCCGGCACCTAGTGCTAGAGCCCCAAATGCACCCCGAGTTCCAATTCCTTTGATGGAACTACTTAGTTGATCTATTTGACGCTGTGTTTTACCGAAGTCGAGGGTTAGGCCGCCTTTCTTCTGCAGGTCCTCCAGCTGACCTGCCAGCTTTTTAACAGTCGCTTCGGCTTGCTTGCTATTTGCAAATAGTCTTATATCGGCTTCGTAGGTTGCCAAAGCAGGGCTACGCCATCACGTAATGGCAGTCTATCGGCGTCGGGCCTGGGCTACCGGCGGCGTTTGGCTTTGTCGAGTTCGCGCTGTTGTTCGTCGTTGAGGACGCCGAAGTAGCAGGACCAGCCGATTACTTCCTCAGGGGTCATGCGCTCACGTAGGTCCGCGAGCGTCATGCCGAGTTCTTTGGCGACGCCGAATTGGAGGAGGAGCCAGTTGTCCTTAGCTAGTTGCGCCTTTAGGGCTTTTGGGGTCGAGGGGCTCGTCGTCCTCCTTCAGTAGGGCCAGCATCAGTTTCTGCAGGTCGCCGTCATCGACTTCGTTTTTCAGGACGGCGATGTCGCCGGGGCTGAAGAGGCGTTGGCCGCCTTCGTCGAGGGCCTTGAGGACTAGGAGTTGGAGAGCGAAGGCGTTGGCGTCGTCGGAGCCGGCTTCGCGTTGGGCGCGTTCGCGCTCGGCCATCACCAGCTTGTAGTGCCAGAAGCTGAAGGTGGAGCCGTCACTCAGTTGCACCTCTTTTTTGAGCAGGCGGCGATCGGCTGCCTTGATCAGGCGGTCGATGGCGCGGGCTGAGGTGGCCGCAGGCATAGCTACGCAATCACGTACCTATGCAGTGTAGGGCCGACGTGTTGACGTAGAAAAGCCCCCGCTGGAGGGCGGGGGCTGGGGTGCCGGAGCGGGTGGGCTCAGGAGGCGGCGAAGTCGAAGGAGACGCTGTCGGCGGGGCGGAACTTCACCGCAACGCTTTGGGCGTTGTCGGGGTCGATGGCCATGGAGGCGCTGGTGAGTACCGCGTTCATGGCGATGGAGCGGGAGCTGGCGTCGGAGACGGTGCCGGCGCTCAGAACGCGGTCGGTGTAGAGCTTGAAGGCGCAGCCGACCTGTTTGCGTTGGAGGACGTCCTCGATCATCCGGTTGCTGAGGGCGGCGTCTTCGTCGGTCATGTAGACCGTGGCGGAGCCGCTGCCGTCGGCGAAGCCGGCGATGTAGGTCTTGAAGGGCGCGTATTGGCCGGGGGTTTGGCCGATGGTGGTGACGTCGATTTCGGACCTGCTGACTTCAAAGCTCCAGTCGCGTACTTGCCCGACGACGGCGAAGTCGGCGTACTCCACCTGGAAGGCGTTGGGGGTTGCGGCGGTGCCTGTGGTGGTCAGGGTCACCGAGCTACCACCGGCTGTGGCGGACACCTTCAACACGCCGGTGGCGGGGGTGTAGGTGATCACGTAGTAGGTGGTGCCGGCGGTGAGGCCAGCGGGAAGGGTGCCGGTGCCGGTGCCGCCGGCTTGGGCGTTCACCACGCTGAACTTGACGGGGTCGCCGACTTTGAAGTTCAGGTAGCTGTCAATCACCATTTCGCCGGAGGCGGTGGTGACGTTGGCGGGGCGGAAGTTGCCCAGGGTGCCGGCTGGCTTGTAGTACAGAGCGCCGGACGTACCGGAAAGGACGGTTACGGTCATGGGTGGTGCCTAGGGAAACAGCTTTTGGGGGCGCTGTGGTGGGGGCACGGCGGGCACAGCCCGGCTCTACGCAGTGTAACGGGCTTGCACTGGCACACTCAGCCGCGTCAGGTAGTGCGGGCGGCCTTCGAGGGCGAAGAATGCGGGGCCGGTGATGGGGCCGATGGAGCCGCGGACGTTGTTAATGGCGGTGCCCTGGGTGGCGTTCATCGCAGAAAGTGTGGTGATCGCGGTTTCGATCAGCGTCTGTCCGCGGCCGGGGCCGACGCCTTTGGGGCTAAAGCACTCCACGACGAGGGAGCCGCGGTGCCATGACAAGGAGTTGGTGATCGTGGGCTCCGTGATGAGGCCGAAGGTCAGGAACAGCACCACGAAGTCGGTTGTGGCGTCGGGGGTGGTGATGGTTTGGTTGTCGATGTAGACGGGGACGGGGGGTGTGAGGGCGGAGTAGGCCGTGAAGAGGGGGACCTCGAAAAAGGCGCGGATGGCTTGGAGAGTCATTTGAAGCCGAGGCTGCGGAGAGCGCGGTTGGTGGCTTGTTGCATGACGCGGAGCTGTTGGCCACCTTGGTTGTAGGTCTCGAACCAGCCTTTGGGCACGTAGTTGCGGCTGTTGCCTTCGGCGTTGCGGCCGGGTTCGATGTCCATGGCCTTGGCGCGGTACTCCATCTGGTTGCCGATGGTGTAGACGTAGGCGGTGCTTTCCTTTTTGGGGGTTGGGACGGTGGCGTAGGTGATGTCGCGGGGCTGGGGTGCTGGGCTGGGGTCGGCGCCTTTGAGGGTGGCGGGAATGGTGACGTCGCCTTGGCGGACGACCCACTCGTTGGCGAAGTAGCCATCCCAGTAGGGGCTGGCGTCCTGCAGTTCGCGCACGAGTTGGGTGGCGGAGAGGCGGGCGATTTCGCCACCGGCGAAGATCACGTCGTTGAGGAGGTCTCTGAAGTTCTTGGCCATGGCTATTGGGGCCTCACGAAGACGATGAACAGCACGGGGGCGTCACCTTCGTAGGTCGTGACGTCGATGACCTTGCCGCGGATGCTGCGGTTGCCGCGGGTAAAGGTGAAGCTGTCGGCGGTCGTGATGTAGCTGCCGCCGATTTCGGTGGGGGTGATGAGGAGCTTGTAGTCGGTGGTTTGGAGGGTGCCGGTGAGTTCGGCGGCGGTGACGCGGGTGATGACGGCTTTGGCGGTGTAGGTGGTGGCGGAGGTGGTGATGGTGCCGGTGGTGGTGTTGTAGTTGGGGGTGCCGGTGGCTTTGTGGAGGGTGACCGTGCGGCCCCACTGTTTGAGGAGAGGGCCGGGGAGAGGGCCGAAGGTGGTGTCGATGGTCGTCATGAGCGGACCCTGCCGACGAGTTGGGGTGAGCTGTTGGTTAGCCAGGGGGCGATCAAAGGGCGGAGCCAGCGGAAGCGCTGGAGGAGGGCGCCGGTGTCGGGGGCCCAGGGGGTGAAGTATTCAATTTCCAGGGCGTCGAGCTTTTGACGCTTGACCGGGCCGGTGGTTGTGGTGCTGCCGGTGTCGCCGGTGAGCGCGGTGGGAGTAGTGGCCAGCGCGAGTGCGAGTTCTGCCTGGGCGGCGAGGAGTTCGCGGGGGATGGTGGTGCCGTCGTTGGTGGTGCCGGAGGTGCTGGTGGCGTCACGGGGCCACTGCAGGGCTTGGGTGGTGGTGGCGCGGGTGCCGGTGTAGGCGAGGGTTTCGAGCCACTGAGTGGCGGTGATGAGGGCGGCGGCTTGGGTGTCGGCGGTGAGGGCTGTCCAGTTGGCCGCGAAGAGGGTGTTGGCGAAGTAGACGCCCGCGTCGGCCACCGATTGGTAGCTGTTGGAGGTGGTGCCACCGAGGGTGGAGACGAGGGAGGGGGCCATTAGAGGGGGACGCAGATGATGTCGTAGCCCTGGCGCTTGAGGCGGCGGCGGATGTCAGGGACGTGGTGGGGTTCGCAGTCGATGACTTTGAACATGTCGGGCCGGGATGGGTGGTGCGCCGGGGGCACCTCGGGCGACAGCTCGGCGTAGATGCGGATGATTCCGATCACGGCGAGGCGGCGTCTCTTTGCAGTTTAGTTGGGTTGGAAGGGCTAGTTTTAGGGCGTTGGGTTATTCGTGTTATGACCGCTCGGAAAGTTGCTGGAAAGGCTGAAGGGGAGTGCGCGACGGGGTTGTGCCCGATGCCGTCGGTGGGGAAGCCACGGGAGCTGGCGGAGGTGGTGGTGCAGATTCAGAAGCTGCGTGAAGAAGGGAAGACTGTGCCGGAGATTTGTGATGCGTTGGAGGTGACGTATCACGTTGTGAATCAGATCATTACGCAGAGCTACAAGATGGCGATGGATACTGTTGGGGTGTTTGAGCGGCAGGAGCGGATGCGGTTGGGGCTGGACGTGGATTAACCGTCAGCCATAAAGGCAGAAAAAAGCCCCCGTTTTGCGGGGGCTTTGCTTTGTGCCTAAGGCGCTCAGGCGTAGACGCCGGCGTCATATGGTGTATTCACCAGGAGGCGAACCATGGGGATGTTCTTCACCTGGGCGTAGGCGAGTGCCCAGCTGCTGGTGGCGGCGAGGTTGCCGGTGGTGGCGGCGTTGGTGGGGTTGTCACCGGCGGCGGCCCAGCGGGTGCCACGTAGGTGTTGAGCGTAGTGGTAGTCGCAGATCAGCAGGTCCTGGAAGCTGCTGAGGTTGCGGTCGTAGTTGATGCGCAGGTCCTGTTGGACGCCTTCGAGGATGCTGCCGCCCGCCATCAGGTACACGGGGTACTTGTTGAGGTGGGTGGAGGTGCCGCCAGAGATCACGCCGACTTGGTCGTCGACGATCACGCGGAGGTTGGCGAAGGTTTGGGTGCTCAGGCCCTGCAGACCGCCGTTGGCGGATACGTTGCCGCCGGACACCAGCACTTGGGTGTAACCGGTTTCTTCTAGGTACGCAGCAACGTTGCTGTGCATCACGATGGTGGTCAGCTCACTGGCTCGCTCGCCCAGCTTGGCCTTGGCCTTGATCACGTTGGACGCGGTCAAGTAGTTGGAGCTGGTGGCTGTGGTGGTGCCGGTGGCGTTGAGGGTGTTGGTGCCCAGGATGCCAGAGCCGGAGATGTTGCCGAACAGGCCGCCGAGCTGGGCGAGCAGCGTGGCAGTCTTTTTCTTGTTCAGGGCTGCGGCCAGTTGGTTGGCAACGTGACCGAGGGGGTCAGTGCCGGTGCCGAGTTTCGACAGGTCATCTACGGCGTATTGGAAACCGCGGTGCAGGATGGTTGCGATTTCCTCGTCGGCTGTGACTTTCTGGGAAGTCAGATAGCCGGCGCCGCTGGTGCCCCAGGAGTTGCTGGAGGTGATTGTCTCCTCCGTGGGCTCGATGAAGTCGAAGAAGGGTACGCGGACGCGGGTACCGCCGGAACGGGCGTCGAGCGCAGGGTTGCGCTGCATTACGCCGGATTGGATGAAGGCGGATTGCTCGAAAATCCGCTCCGACAGATAGTCGGTGAACTGGGGTTTGGTGATGAGGTCGGCTAGAAAGCCGCCACCCTGGTTTTGGAGAGACATGGCTCAGTGGTTGAGGGTTTCCGTGACTAACCCCGTTGGGCTTCCGCTTTCAGCGCTTTGGCTAGCTCTGGGTTGGTGGCCTCAAGCTGGATGCGTTCGGTCAGGTTGCCCGTGATGTACGGGTTCGTTAGGCCGGGTGCGGCGCTGGAAGGTGCGGAGGTGCCCATGCCGCGGGCTCCAGTGGCGCTGAAGTGGTGCTCGTAACCGCTGCCGGGGGCTTTGAGGTTCGTGAGGTAGAAGTCCAGTGGTTGCTCCGCGCCCCCCGCGAGCACAACTGGCTTACCTTCGAGTTCTCGCAGCTGGTTTTGCAGTAGTGCGTACATCTGCTCGGGGGAGATGGCTCCGGCCTTGCTGATGGCAGTGACTGCGGTGGCCTTGAGGCGTTCCTGGGCGACAGAGTGAGTCACGGACTCAAGCTGGGCGCGGAGGTCGGCGATTTCTTGGTCCCTGGCGGCGACTGTGGCCTTGGCGTCCTCCCAGAGCGTTTTGTATTCGCCCTGGTCCTGGAGTTGCTGCTGGTCCCGTGACTGGATTTGGCGTTCGAGGTCCTTCAGCCGTGCGTTTAGCTGTTGGTTGGTTTCACCGGCTCGGAGTTTGTCCTGTTGGACGAGTTCGAGCTTTTTGGTGAGACGTTGGTACTCGGCCAGATCGATGGTTGGGGCCTCGGGTGTAACCGCCACGGGCGGTTGTGGAGCAGTCACGGACTGATCCCCTTCAGCGACCACAGTCATGAGTTGGGTAAGGGTTACTCAGTGAGTCTACATACGCGACTGCGTAGCTAGCTAATGGTGATGGGTATAACGACGCAGCGGCAGTGTGGGTGGACGGGTGGGGTGACGCCGAAGCCGTCGGGGGTGGGGCGGCGTTGGGCGTCGAGGGGGCGGCAGACGGGACAGGTGCGGGGGTCGAGGACCGCGGACCACTGCCAGGCGATGGTGGTGTCGTGGGTCCAGATGCGGCGGCTTTCGCGGGTGAAGACGGACCAGACGCTGGTGGTGATGAGGGCGTCGATGCGGGCTCGAACTGCGTTGGCGACGGTGCCGCGGCGGATGACGTAGAGGCGTTGGCCTCGGCGGGTGGTTTCGGGGAGGACCTGTTGCAGTAGCTCGCTGGTGGGGGTGCCGTCGAGGAGGGCGCGTTGGGCGGTGCGGTCAGCGATGCGCAGGATTTCGCGCATGAACGCGGAGGGGCTGTGGCGTTGGAAGTAGGCGGCGAGGGTGCGGCCGAGGAAGCGCAGCTGCGTCATGAGCGCGGCTGGTGGGGTGGGTGGGGTGCCGGCGTCGGTGCCGGCGTAGGCGGTGGCGAGTTCGCGGGCGCGGGTTTGGAACAGCCACAGCTCGGTGGTGAGCAGGGTGGCGAGGGCGTCGTTGAGGGGGACGAGGGCGGCTTCGAGTTGGGGGCGGAGGGCCGCGTACTGGAGGGTGCGGCTGATGCCGTCGTCGGGCAGGGCAGCGAGGGTGGTGCGGATTAGGGCGAGGGCGCGGAGCAGCTCGGTGCGGATGGCTGCGTTGAGGCGGGCCTCTAGGGCGCGGAGTTCACGACCGAGGCGGCGGAGGTAGGCGTCGGTGCGGGGGTCCACCGCGTTAGACGCCGCGGCTGCGGTCGGGGCGGAGCGGTGTGGGGAGGGTGGAGTTGGAGAGTGCGGTGTTGCCGCTGGTGGTGGTGGAGGCCATGGCGTCCGCGGCCTGTTGGGCTTCGAGGTAGTCGCGGGTCAGGATGATTTCTTCTTCGAGGTCGATGTTGGGGGGTAGGACTTCGCCTTGTTGGAGGATTTCGAGGAGCGTTTGTTGGCTGATGGCGCCCTGCATGAAGAGCTGCAGGTAGGCGGTGATTTGGTTGCCGTCTATGAGGCGGTTTTCGTAGTCCTTTGGGATGGTGACGGTGGGGGGTTCGATACCCATGTATTCGCCGGCGAGGGCGAGGATGTCGGTGATGCTGCGTTCGAGGTCTTCGCTGATGATTGCCATGATCGAGTC